GGTGTTCTGTCGTATCTTGCTCTTTTAGATTCTTCCCCTACACTTGCTCTTGATCTTGCCTTATCTATATTACCACTATGTATTAGTTGGTTTTCTAAATCTATAATCTTATAGCGGTGCTTAACAAGTAGCCTCATAGCTTTATGTATCTTGTTAACCTCATCTCTATAACTTTCAAAAGTTTCGTTAAATATTACCATATTTTTTTATTTTTTGTTTTAGTTTATCGTTTTCCTCTTCTGCTCTTCTAGCTCTTTCTATTGCTCTATTCTTACTAAGCCTATATTCTGATACAGCCTTTTTATAAAGTCTTTTATTGTTAAGATTTTCTTGGAAGTAAAAGGTAATGTTAGAAATAGCCTCAGCCATCTCTTCTATTCTCTCTGTTTTTTTCTTTGTGTATTGCTTTAGTATAATACTAGCTAATAGATTAATATCACCCCATATCTCCATCTCTTTGAGATTGTCTATTTTTCTCAAAATAAAAGATCTATAATAGATTCTAAAGATAATAGTAACACACTAAGCCCTAATAAGAATAAAGTGAATAGCCCTAGTGAGAAATAGTATTTTAGTTTTTTCATTTGTTTAGTTCTTTATATAAGTTTTCTAGCATTGTTTTAGTTTCCTGTAGAGTTTGTTTTTTAAAACCATCCTCACAATTTCTAATTAAGTATTGTAAGTTACCTTTTATTTTACCGAACTCTCCTGCTTGATGTATATCCATAATTATTAATTTTTATGCTAATATACAAAACAAAACAATATAAACAAATGTTAATTACTTTTTTTTATTTTTTATCGAAAATAGTAGAACAAATAGCTATTCTTTGGTTTGCATCTTTGTATTCATTAACCATAGTAGGATTACTAATACATCTTTGCATAAAGTCTTTTCTAGATTCGTTTGATTTTGGTTTAGGTAGTGGCATAATTAATATGTATTTTGTGAGCGTTTTTCTCATCCAGTAGATAACACTCTTTATTATTTCGTTTCTTAGTCCATAAAGTAGTATCTGGACAATACAGCTCTACAGTTTCTTGTTTAGCTAAATCATTTAGCCAAAATATATAATGCCCTTTAGGATCAGCTACAAAGTACAAAGCCTGTGCATCCTCAGCTAAAAGTTTATCAAATTTATATTTTTCTATCATTTTCTTTTCATAATACTTTTTTCTCCACTTAATCTCCATTACAACCTGATTACCTTTTGGAGAAGTACCAATACAGTCAAAATGTTCATAGCCACCCCCACACCACTCTAGATTCCACCCATCTTGATTTAATAGGCTTACTATGGTTTGCTCGAATTGATGTACTTTATTTAGATTCATATATCTCATTTATATCCTCTATCCAACTTCTATACAACCTACCATTACAGGTGCAGGGCTCATCGTATTTATGTGAATATAGTTCCGAGTGCAGCCTAGCTACTAACTTGATCTGTGTTTTATTAAGCTCGTTTTGTTTTTTTCTATTTAAAAACTTTTCCCAAAGTATCCTATCTTCTTTTACCATAACTTTACTTTATTTGCTTTATCTTTTCGTTTGTCGCACCCACAATCATCTCCCCATATCTTTTTTACGATCCATTTTATTGCTGTATAGGTTGTAATCTTTTCTATTAAATCTCCTAGCCTCATAAGTGTTTTTTTTCTGTATATTTTGATATTAAAAATTGTTTTATCAAATATGCTTGTTTTGTTTTAGTATCTCCTTTACATACAAACTTTCTTTCTTTACAATTATGATTAGAGATACATTTTCTAATATTATCTGTTAGTATCCAATTATATTGCATACCATCATATATAACCCAATATTTAGCTTTAGTTGTACTTATACCTGATGGCTTCTCATTAGAGGCGGTTTCTATTATGATATTACCTGTTTTTAAACTTCTGTTATCAAACTTAACCTCTACACCAAAATTTAACTCTGGTATAAAAATATCATACTCTTTAAAGTAGCCATCTACTATGTAGGCGTTTTTGTATTTCTCTTGTATCTTATTTAATACATATATTTCGTGAAACTTACCTCTTTCTAAATCTGCTTTAAAATCTTCTACCATTCTATATTTTTTATTATTAGCATCTTAGTATTCTTATAAGTATTGTAAAGACTATAGTAGCTTATTCCTGTTTGCTTAGATAATTCAGCTATTGACATTCCATCAGAAATTAAATCAAAGATTTTGCGATCATACCAATACATTTTATCTAAAAGAGTATTTAGCTCTATCATTTTACCTGTAATGTCTTTATGTTTTGTGTTTACTTCAGGCTGTATATATTTTTCTAAGTAATCTACATTGACTTTTTGTATCTTAGATTCTTTTCTACATAAATCTAAAAACAAAGATTTTAAAGTACGATACATATAAAAATAGTTGATATCATCATCATAAGTTATATCTAACCCTTTATCGAGCAAAATAGAAATTTTTAGGTAAGCCTCTTGTACCACATCCTCACATAGGTATCCTTTACACCCAAAACTTCTTACAGTTCTTATCCAGGTTTGATGTTTACTCGCAAGTTTCTCAAGAGTTGTCAATGTTTAATTGTTTTTTAGTTCTATATTTTATTAAATTTTTACCACCTATTTCAAAACCTACATTGTTCAATATTGACTTAAACATTATTGGGGCTTCGTGACTTGTAGGTTTATAGCCCAAAGAAATTTCCTTCACTTTTGCGACAAAAAGTCTAGTATACATCCAAGAATCTGGACTTGCAATATATCTATGAACTATTAAAAAATCATCACATCTATTGCCATTTACAGCACCCCCCTCACTATCTCCTATAGTAGGCGGAGGAGTCATACCAGATTGAGGATGATTAGGAGAATGTTTACGGCGTAGGCTCTCAGTCACGGCGTGCGCACATATCCAAGTTGATACATTATATTTTTTGCAAAATAACCGAATCTCAGTCAAGCACTCATAGCTGTATTCATAACCATTTGTGTTTCTTAAATCTTTTCTTAAAGAGTTTATAGGATCAATTAATAATCCGTCATAATCCCAAGCATCTTTTACTTTTTCAGCTAAGTCTAATAATTCTTTGTAAGTGTATTGCCTGTTTATGTCAACAAACTTAAAATGATTATACACAAAGTCTCTAGACTTTTCGTAGTCTTTCTCTTCTATTTTGTTTATAGGTTTGCCTTCTAAGAATTCAATAAGTTTTTTTATGAGTTGTACAGCGTCATTTTCTGACGAAAATACTAGCCATTTAATTTTATGTTTTATTGAATAAAGTAACATAAGATAAAACGTGAAGTGTGTTTTACCTACGTTATTATGCCCCAAAATAAAATTCATATTTCCAGCAACAAAGCGGAATGAAGCGTCTAGCTCTTTATTACCTAGCTTTAATGCCTCTTTGACTTTACCTTTTCTAAAGTCGTTTAGTTTGTTAATATGTTCATCGTAGTTTATAAGCATAAAAAAAGGGGGTAGTTAGCCCCCTATATTAAAATAGTTTATTAGAATGGTAGATCATCTTCTCTGTCTGGAGACTGAGCCTCCACAGCTACTTCCTCACGATACTCTCTAACTCTCCATCCTTGTAAGCTAGTGAAGTAAAGAGTTTTGCCCTCTCTGTTTTCCCAAGCTCTACCTCTAACATTGTAAAATACCTCTACGTTGTTACCTACTTTACAAACAGGATCTTCTAAAAGTCCTACATTGTTTTGTGTGAAATCGAGAGCTACTACCTGTGGATATTTATCCATAGTTTCTATAACTAGCTTTCTTACTCTGAAATTACCTTTTTCTTCTAATTCTGTGATTTGTTTTACTTTTCCTTTAATTGACATTTGATTCATTTTTTATTTATTTACGAAATTTATTAGTATTTGTGCATCTGCGATAACAGTATGTATATCAGCTTGAGGGTTACCTCTATTGAAGTCTACTGCTGCCTTAACCATTGATTGTCTTATAATCAACTGATCTTTATTGTTGTTTACTGTAGGTTGAGGATTGTACTCTAGCTTAGCTGTTTTGTATTCCTCATTGGTAATTTTAAATTCAATTAAATCTCCCACAGATTTTTTGAAGCTTCCCTTTGCCAAAAATTGGTATTCTTTACCATCATCAAAGGTTACTTGATACTTGTTAAAAGTTCCTGAAGCGTTTGTATATTCGCCTCTAGGACTGATGTACTTGATTTTTCCTTTCATTTTGTAATTTATTAATTTTTTGTGTTAATGATTGTATCCTAAGATTTAGAAAGTGTATTTGCTCATCTTTTGGATCTTTGTAATTATATTTCATATTATAAAGTTAAGTAAAAAAAATTGATTTAAACAAATGTTAATTAAAAAAAAAGAGGCTTACAGATGTAAACCCCTCTCAAAACAAAGGAAAAAAATTATAAATTAGTTACTTTTTGTTTATATTCATTTATTAAATCTACTAAATCTTGATCAGTTTGTTTTATTATTTTCTTACTTTCTATTAACAATTCCTCTGCTATATTATATCCATACTCTTTATTTAGATTCATAGCAAAGATATACTGTCTACCATAAAAGTGGCAATTACAACTATAACACTGGCTTCTGCAATTCCGTTCATCCCATCTAAGTATTCTAGATTTCCTAGAAATAAAATGTCCGTTCTGCATACCCTCACCTTTCCAATATGCTTTTTTGTTACAGGTATAACATTTTACTATTCCGTTTTTATCTGCATATTTACGCCTTATGTATTCGCTAAATACAGCATCTAACTTTTTAATTAAATTTTTTCTAGAAATTTTACGTGGCATATTGTAATTTACAAAAAAAAAGTATAACTTTGCCTATATATATATATATAATATATACACTTCCCTTAAACAACTTACTCTGTAAATAATATATATTAATTATATATACCGCTATTTTTTGTTTATTGATTTAAACACTTTCTCAATACCTCTACTACCAAAATAAAAAATAGTCATAGTAGAAAACAAAGAAGTAATACTTGGTATGTATTGCTCTCGTATTTGAAACTCTCCTAAGTTACCATCAAAGAAAATACAGCTCATATATAATAAAAACATAGCACCATAAGAAATAGGGCGTACTAATCTAGTAATATTGTGCTCATTGTCAGATTGTAGCCTTTTAGTTACCTCTTGCATCTCTATTTCGTCTTGTTTTAAGAGTTCTAAGGCTATTTCTCTATCTTTCTCTGACATAGTATCATCTTTGTCTAAAATGTTCTTTACAAGTCCTAATACACCATTGTCTGGTAAAGCTGTACCTACCAAATTTACAATATCACTACCCTTAGACAATAAGAATTTGCCTACTTTAGTTTCGTTAAATTTCTTTTTACTCATAATAAAATCTCCATTTTAATTGTATAATTACTAAGTATATGTTTAGCTCCTCATAGTTGTATTCTTCAGGCTCAGCAGGAAAATAATTAAATCCTAAATTAAGTCCATTAGGTAACAAAAGTATAATTTGAAAGTCCATTAGTAAGTCCAGATTAAGTGTGATGGTTTGTCTTTGTCTATATCAACGTGTATAAACGTATTTGCTATTCCTATTCTGTTAAATCCTACATCTAAAAGAATATCTACTAGCTCAAATCGATCCTTAGAGTTATTACAGTGTATATCTACTGCAAGTCCTTTAAGGTGGCTAGAGTTTGGTGATGCTTTATAGCCTCTTGCTTTTAGATCCTCGTTATACTCTTTTGTTCTATAACCGCTTGTTATTTTTATAGGTTTATCAAACTTTTCTCTAGCTAAGTCTAACATCTCTAATATTTCAGAATTCATATTTTTACCTGATCCTAACTCATCAGGGCTATCAAATTCTGTATAATTAAAATATCTCATAATTTATAATTTAGTCCAACTTTAATTTCTTTTAGGTTTCTATCCCAATATCTCTGCAAGGTTACTTCTGTAAATACACCTAATTTACCCCATCTAAATCCAAATACAGATCCTGCAGAATAGTCTAACCAATCTCCATCTACAAAGTTATTATAAGAATATCTTTCATCTCCACTCATTAGCTTATGTTTAGTTAGTATGTTACCGTATAAATGTAGCCAGAAGTTCTTTTTATAGTGGTAAAAGTCTAAACCTGCAACTACTGCTAAATCCGCAAAGCTACCTATCTTAGATAGTTCCTCAGCATTGTAACGATTAACTACGTTTTGAAATATACCATTACGATAATCTGCATCACTTGCTGCTATTAAGTTTCCTTGTTGATTAAACCATAAATAGTCATAGCCTAAACTTTCTCCTGTAAATGGATCTATCATCTCGTATAATTGATCTGTATGGTATTCGTAGGCAAGTTCCCACCAAGCATTTTGCTCTAAGTATTTTTGAATAGGATTATGCCCATAGGCTTTTGAATAACCTCTATAGATTGAACCGACACTTAAACTTAATTTCTTACCGATAGGCAATCTAAACCTAAGCTCTGCACTTTTATAGTCTATATCAATTAATTCGTTCTTTTGATATTCGCCTTTTGCTAACCAATACTTAGCTAAATATCTTACAAATACTTCTTGATTTTCAAACTCTCTAGAAGCTTGTCTACCTCTTGAATATTCATATAAATACTCTAAGCCTTTATAAGCACCTATATTAGATTTTACAGATTGATTCTTTTCCGTACCATCATAGAACTTATTTCTATCTTCATATTGAAAAAAGGCTAGTTTTCTAATACCATAAGTAGCCATCATATCAGATGGGTGTTTACGAGTAGTCTCTATTAGCTCATTATCTTGAGTAACTACAAATGTTTGTGGAGCTTGTATCGAGTTAGTTTGCGAGTAAGCACCATATATAGTAGAATACTTAAATACCTTTTTAAATATGTTATCCTTTTTTTCTTGACTGTTTGCGTTTATACTTACGATAAGAGCGCACAATATCATTATTAATTTGTTTATGTTTTTTTTCATAATAATAACCTCCTTTTTGTTTATCTAGTTTTCGTTTTTTGTTTTTAGGGTTTTTTAAAATATTAATAGTTATCCCTGCTGATACACCCCCTAATACAGCTGAAAATAAATCGTTTTTATCTATCGGTGAATTTCTTACAGCTGCATCTATAGTCTCTTTTACAATACCCATACCAATAGAAGCTGATACGCCATTCCAAAAAGCTTTTTTCTTATTAGCAGTTTTTCGATATGTAAAGTCATAAGCCATAGCACTTGCTGTAGCTCCTACTAGAAAATGTAACCTATGTTCTGGGCTTAGTTTTTTATCGTAACTTTGAAAGGGAATATCATTAGGCGCATTGTTTTGAGATAATGTAAAAAATGTAACTAACCCTAGAAGCGTTGTGATAATAATTCTTCTATATGTTTGTTTAATTCTTCTCTCCAATTTTCAGGTAGTTTTAATGTTATACCGCTTTCTATTCTTAACTCCTCCTCACCATCATTATATAAAACAATAGTAGGTAGGTATTTAATCTCTTTAAATCGTTTTGGTGCTTTAGACATATATAAAGTTTCTATATTGTAATCCTTATAATTATCTAAAGATACCTGCTCTGCAAATTCTGCTGTATACTGAACTATCGAAATAGATTCAGTTTGTGCAAAATTAACAACCCATACAAAAAGGGCAATTCCCGTTACATTCCATTTCATCTATTTTTACTTATTTGATACAATCTTTCATCAATCTTATTAAGTTGTTCTTTAATTTCTCCGACTGATTTTTCTAAACCCTCTACCTTTTCATTAGTGTTAGATATTTCTGATCGAACCAATTCATCTTTATAACTCCACTCAATTTTAGAGACTTCAGGTTTAGGTAATTCTTTTGCTACAGCTATATCAGACTTTAAAGCAAAATACATACTTGCTAAACTAATAGCACCACCTACTATAATACCTATAGTTTTAAGATCTAAAGTTACATTGGTATTCTCACCTATCTTAGTCATCTTTTTTTAGCTTTTTATATTTAGCTTTATATTCACTCCATCCATCAGGAGCTTTACCTTTCCATTCTATAATAGCATTATTCCCATCTAACTGTATTTTATGTGAGTGGGGGGTAGGTATGCTATTAATTTTATGTATTAATTCTTTTCTAGATTTAAAATTATATTTCATCTTGATCCTCTTTATTTATACTTTCGTTAATTATACTTACAATTTTTTGAGCTTGAGGTAATAGCGCTATAGGCATAGTACCAATAACCTCATTAATTCTTTTTATTTGATCTTCTGTTATTTCCATATTAATCTATATAATCATCTTGATAATTTTCAGGTAAATAGCTTTCCATTTCTGCTATCTGCTCTGCTGTTAATTCGTTTTTATAAAAATCATTAGCTAACACAAACTTAAAGTGTTCTTTAACAACTTCAACTTGTTCTTCACTTGTATTGTTATCAGCTATTTCTAAAAGTTGGTTAGGTAGTTGAAATTTAATATTATCTATATCAGACTGCCCATAACCTTTTTCTGTTGTTATTATATTTCTTTTCATAATTAGCATTTACAATTATTACACTCTTTTATTTCTTTTATTTCACTCTTTAGCTCCTGTATAGCTTTTACTAAAACAGGTACTAATCTACCATAACTAGCTTCTAATTTATCAGGATTTTCAGAGTAAACTAATTTTAAATAGTCATTATCTACCTCTTGTAAATCTTGTGCAATAAATCCTAAATCTTTTTGTCCTACTTTACCACCATCTCTCATATCCCAATCAAAAGTAACAGGCTTTAGTTTTTCAATTATATCTAAACCATAATTAGAATCCTCTATATTTGTTTTATCTCTTTTATCTGATAAAGCTGTAATACTCGTTACTTGGCATCTTAAAGTAGTTATAGATGCATTTCCTAAAGTTATTGTATTACTAACTGAGGTTGATGATGGCTCTGAATCATAACCTATAATAGTATTATTACTCCCTGTTATATGATCCGATCCTGCAAAATAACCTATAGCTGTATTTCTAATCCCTGTAGTTACATCAGTTAAAGCATAATTACCAACTCCTACATTAAATCCACCTGTACTACTCCCTGAAACGCCTTTTAAAACACCTTTACCTACAGCTGTAATTCCTCCACCTGTATTAAAATATCCTGCCTCATCCCCTACACAAGTTCTTTCGCCATTTGTAGTATTAGAATAACCTGCATTATAACCTATATTAGTATTATCATTCCCTGATGTTTGTGAAAATCCTGCTTGATAACCAATACTATGATGATAACTTGAAGTGTTCAATCTTGCCGCCCTATAACCTACAACAACCACACCTGTACCACCTGCACCACCATCCTTAGCTTGATAACCAAGAATAGTACCATTTGAGCCAGTATGATTTTCGCCTGCCTCATAACCCATTATAGTATTAGAGCTTGAGGTAGTTAGAGTTTCTCCTGCCATAACTCCTACTATTGTATTACTGCCACCTGTAGTAATATCTTTTCCTGCTTGATAACCTATAGCAATATTTCTATCTCCACCATTTAAATCTTCTAATGCTTCATAACCTATTGCTACACATTGGTAAGAGTTGCTACCTCCTGAATTACCTTTACCTGCAAAAGCACCGATAAAAACATTTCCATAATTATTAATGCTTGGATCAACATATCTTCCCGCTTCAGTTCCCATACATACATTGTAATTAGAATCTGTTATACCTGCTCCTGCAAACTCTCCAATACAAAGATTATCTATTCCTGAAGTTAAATTATCTGCCGCACTTGCACCCATTACAAAATTTCCTGAAGGTGTTCCTGATAAACTTGATGGGATATTAATAAAATATGCTGAATCTGAATCTACTGATACATCACTTAAATCATTTAAAGCTGATGCTCCACCTCCACCACCTGATCCGTTGGCTGCTGCTGTTATTCTACCCTGTGCATCTACTGTAATATCTGCTGAGGTATAACTACCCGCTGACACAGCTGTATCATCTAAAGCTAGTGTAATGGTATCAGATGCACCATCAACTGTAGAGGTAAGAGCAGTTCCTCCTGCTATATCTAAAGTATCTCCTGTACTTAACACTCTAGTTCCGCCTACATCCCCTGTTATATTAAAGTCTGTAAGGTTAGATGGGCTAATTCTTACGTTATCTGTACCATCATAACCTACAACAAAATCTACATTTGCGGTACTTGTTTTTAAATCAAATTGTGAAAATTTTTTATTTGCCATTTTATTTTATTTTATTCTCTTGTTATATATGCACCTAATTCAGTAATTATATAATCACCTAGCTCAGTTAGTATCTCAAAAAACCTTGTAGGATCTACATACTGCTCATATATATTTCCCCAAGTATCAGACACAAATCCCCAGTCTGTAGTTTCGTATATCTTACCCCACGCCATTTTAAGTAGTATATTCATAGTAGATGTCTCCCCATCCATCCTCTTCAGGAAGCCCCCACCAAGTTGTGTTATATATATTTCCAAATGCCATTATTTATTAGTTTTATAAGTTGTTGTTATGTTTTGTGTATTATTGCTATACCAATTCATATTTAAATACTTTTTTAATTTTACTATATTTTTGTTTTTTGGTTTGTATCTCACAGTACCCATCCATTAAAGGTTGCATCAGTATCTGGGTAAACATCACTACCGCTATTCTGATTATACTCAGGAAATAAACCACTATTTTCACAAATATAATCTAGGAATCTGTTTGTATAATACTCTGCGGTATTTCTAGCTTTTTGTACTAAGAAATCTACCTCTACTTTACTTACAGTTTCAGCGTTCTCGCTTGTATGTTTAAATACACCACCATTCTTAATTTGATAAGCAGCGTAAGGTATATACTCAGCTTGAGCGTACCATATTAACATTGGTTGTAAATATTCGTTTACTAGTGTTAGATAGTTTCCTGCTAAACCTGCACCAGAAATATCAGCACCTATCTTATCATATAACTTAGTTCCTAAATAATTTTGTATCTCTATCTCTTGAGCTACTTTAATAAATTGTATAAATTTATCTGTATCTACATTACCATCTATTATAGAGTTTTTTACTAGATCTGTTCTTGTTATGAATAATACTGTAGCCATCTTTTATCTTTTTAAATTATCATAAGTGAATCCCATCTTATTCCAATAAGCAGCGGTATAACCCTCATACTGCATATTTCTAGGTGCTATAGCTACCTTTTTAGCATTAGTCTTAGGTTTAAAACCATCACTTATAGCTTTATTTGTGCTTACTGTATTACCTAAACTTCTATCACCATCTTTTCTAGCGTATATCTTTCTAGTGAAGCGATGAAAACATCGAGCCCCGCCTTTGTACAGCCAGATCGAATATGTTGCTGCACCACCTTCTCCAAAGCCTGGATTAACTGCTTTATCAGTCATAGCTATAATATCCTCTTTACGATAAACTTTATTAGCTGCCATCATTTTCTTACAAAACTCTCTAGATGAATCAGCTTTACCAGGTGCTTTAGTGTACATATATCTTACTAAGTATGTAACATCATCTTTCTTTTTACTTTTCCCATCTTGCTCACTCTCTTTGTATGGAGTTGCTTTACCTACTCTAGCTAATTTTACTTCGTTGTTTAGTTGCTCAATATTTGCATCTAATTCATCTTCTAAGTCATAGTCAACCTCGTGCTCATCTATTAAATCATACTCTTTTAATAAGTCATCTTCGTTTTCTCCTAAATCTATGAACTTATCTAATTCAGAAAGATTTGTAACCTCTGAGTGATCTTTACAAGGCATATACCAAACCATATCACCCTCTTTGTGTTCGTGGTAACCCTCGCATCCCATTTCTTTAGCTTTCTCTATAGCCTTTTCTTTAGTATCATAAACCTCTTGCCCATCTATCTTTTTTAGCTTAACACCTGTCTCCTCTTCTCTAGTTTCTGCATCCATTACATTAGTTAAGTCTGTAAATTCAAGTGGCTGAAGCGTTTTAAAGTATAAATGAAGCGAGATATCATTGTAGCCTAGTATTTTATCAAAAGCATTAATTAAAAGCGTTTGAAAAGGGCGTATAACCATATTATCCATTAATATGCTAGCGGTTTTTAGCTCATCAGCATTACTACCAAAGCCTGTGTTATCTTTTACACCAAGTAGCATAGGGCTTACAACTCTATGTGCTACCATAATCTTTTTAGAACTTTCATCACTTAAAAACTGGTACTGATTGTGAGCATCACTTAATTGAATTGGCTCGATTGTTGCAGCTGTACTCGGATCATCATTAAAAGCTAATATAAACTTACCAGCATTACTAGAGCCTGAAAATTTCTCATAGATACGCCTTTCTATCATCTCTCTTTCTTCGGGTGATGGAGTACCATTATTCATATTAATTAACATACTAGGTGCTAAACCTTGCAAAATATTATTTAGGTGATAATTAGATATTTCCTGTTCCAACTCGGCATATTGTGTACCTCCCTCATAATCTGGTGGTGAGTAGTATTTGTATCCTGATCTATAAGGCTTAACATAAAGTATTTCTAAGCCCTCATTAGACATACCAAAAGCAGGTATTCTTTTTAAATCATTGCCTCTACGATATTTAGCCCAGTCATTAAAGTAAAAATAAGCAGGTATCTCACCTTTCTCGTTACACTTTTCAGCCCTTAGAGTTTCTACAGGTATGTGTTCTAGTTTTACGATTCTACTTCTATCTTTAGAATAAATCACCTGTATTGCACATTGTCCCATTAATTTAAGATCAGAGCTTAATCTTCTTACTACCTCATCTTGAAATAAAGACTTCATTTGAGCGTATTCATTAGGCTTTCTACTAGAATCAGTAGCATCTAAACCTTTTCCGTAGATCATCTCTGAAATACCATTAATAATAGCCATATTAGTAGGTGAGCCATTATACCTATCTATTAAGTATTGAAAATAGTTATTATCTGATCCAAATTCTACCCAGTCACTTCCAGCTTTCTCCTTTACTTGAGGAGAGGTGTAAGTGCTTAAGTTAACAATACTTAATTGTGTTTTATTTTTCATATTATAATATAATCATTATCGTAAGCATCTGTGCCAGTTGGAACTGTATATGATCCATCATTAACTGAGTAGTAATCGTTGTTAGACTGATTAATAGTTTGATCTGTACAGAAAATCTTATCCTTATAAATGATACTTGCGCCATCTTTTACAGTCAAATCATAAAACCTACCCTCTACTAATACAGGGCTTAATACTTTAGATATTACTAAATAATTCTTATTTGTTGTTGTACTTATTGATGAGTATGTAGTTGAGGTATTCGTTGAATCATCTCTTAATATCATACTAACAGTACCTGCATAACTTCTAGGAATTATATTTAGAGTTTGTGATGATGCTGATGTTGTTAAGTGTATCATACCTATATAACGTACTTTCTTTAGATTTTGTACATAAAAAAAGAGAGGCGTATTACTACAACCTCCCTCTTATTACATTCAATCTACTACAATATACAAAAAAAAAGGGAAGTACAAAACTTCCCCTCTAACAAAAACTAATATTTATGAAAACTTAAATTAAGTCTAAGTAAAGATATAAAAAAAAGGGATACGATTTACATACCCCTTTAATTTTTCTGATTTTAATTATTCCTATTAGTTAGGAGTAATTTGTGATCCCTGATTAGCTCCTGTAACTACACTCGCTTGAGTGAAGTCTGGTGCTGCTTTCTCTGTAGCTATAAATGTTAAAGAGTAACCACTCTTATCTCCCATAGCTGCTCCTGTTCCAAAAGTACCTGTAGTTAATTCAGCTCCGTTCTCTTTACCTAGTAAGAAGTAGTTTCCATTGTAATCCTCTACCCAAATATGTGGGCGAGCTATTGCAAGAAGTCTTAATTCATCCTGAGTATCTTTATCTAAGAAAGTAAAGTTAAGAGTAAGGGTGCTTTCATAAAAAGTAGTACCATTGTCTCTAGAGCTTGTTACAGTAGTTTCTAAAGATGAATCACCTTTTAAATCAAACTGATATACGGTAGGAGTACCAGAAATAGCTGTAATCTCAAAAGAAGTGATTGTAATAGTGCCTAATCCACCAAAGTCAGTGAAATAAACACTTTTTAAACCACCTACTGCTGATTTACAGGGTACTGTTCTACCATTAGTTAATAAACAAGCCATATTCTAAAGTTATTATAAAAAGGGTAGCCTAAACCACCCCTCTTAGATTAGTTATTATGAATAGTAAACAATATCTGCTCCTACTCCAATTTGACATCCTGCTGTATATCTCATAATTACTCTAACATTCTGAGATCCATCTTTGTCAGCCATATCAATAAATCGAACTTCATTAATATCTGAGACTAAGCCCGTGCCAAAGAAAAGGTTGCTTTTGTAAGTAAGAAGCATTTTGTTGTTACCCATTCCGTTACAAACAAATACTGGAATACCTTCAAAAGTTAATTGTGCTCCATTAGAATACCAAGATGTACCTTGATTGTCGATACCAGCTGCACCTAAACCTGCTGTTCCAAAACCTCCTAAAGCTCTAATATAAGCTCTAGCTACATTTGTTGATACATAAAGAGTTAAGTCTGATTTCTGTAATGTTTGCTTATTAGCAGCATCTACTACAGCTCCCATTTGTGCAATTACATTAGCTGAATCAACAGCTACTGCTGCTACATCTACTACAGTTGCATCAGCTAAAGCTAAGTTTTGAAAACCATCAAAGTCATCAGCACCTGCTGCACCTGCCCAGATAGAAGTTTCTAAAGCATCTGCTACTTGAGCAGCTACTCTTGAGATTACATAATCCTCAAAAGAAGCAGGAATATCAGCATAAGCTGAAAAACCCAGCTCAATCGCTTGCCATTCATCTCTAAGCTCTTTTTTACATAACTGAGCGTTAGCTTGAAGTTCTTTAGTTTCTAAAACTTTCTCTGTTAAAGTAAGCGTTGTTGTTGTTGCATCAAAGTCACACGATGCACCTTTTACTACGTTTGCCCAAGCACCTACCTGAATTACAGATTTGTACTTTACATTAGGCATAATTGTCACTGCTCCTGCATCTAAAGTTGATGCACTAAGCAACGCACTGCCTATAATTTTACCACTAAATTCACCTGCGTAAGTTCCAGCGGTATAAGTTGGATTTGCCATTTTTAATTAATTTTAATTATTATACATTTTACTTAATACACGATCTAAAGAAGTCTGCGCTCTTTTTTGTGCATACTTTAGATTGATCTTTTTGTTATCCACTTCTGGATTATGAGAAATAGCTTCAGCAGCTGGAGTTTCTGATAACTCTTGCTTAACTTGCTCCTCAACTTTTTCAAAATCTTCTTTTTCTCCCATCTTAGATTTTAAATCTGCAATAGCATCTTCAAGATTTTTAATTCTTTTTTCCATACCTTCCCAATCATATACAGCAGCCTCTTTGCCATCATCTTCTAATTCCTCTTCTTTCATCTCATCTTCTTTTTGTGGTACATCATCTGATACAACTCTGTAATCAGCAATAATACCCTCTTCTTCAACTACTAAAAGTTTACCATCTTCCATTACATACTCTCCGATTGGCATAGCTACTTTCTCATCATCAGTTACGATAAATATTTCATCACCTTTTTCAAATGAGCTAGATTCAACGATTGTTCCGTTTTCAAGTTTAGCCTGAGCTAACTCTACTTTAACCTCTTCTTGAGTTTCTTTTAACTCAACAGGGTTTTTTTCTATCTCCTCTTCCCCAAGGAAAGTCTTGATATTGTTTAAAATTTCTGTTGCTTTCATATTACTATAACGTGTTTAAATTTATATTTGTATTTTTGATTAAGTTGTTTTAGTTATGTTCCCAATACCTTGCGCTCTTATGCTACCATCACAGCACTTTACATTGTAAGTGTTGTCCTCACACAAACAACCTCTTCTGCCTCCTCTAGGGCTTGATTTACCTGGTATAAATACTTTTCTCATCTACCTTGTCCTTTATATATTTTTTTGTATCCTGTTTGTCCTACACTCGCATTCTTACTATGCGGATGTGATTTTCTTTTTGGTTTTATATATCCTCTAACTATATTTCTAGCCATTATTTAATAGGAATACAATTAGGTACTAACTTTCCATTTTTCATTTTCATTCCGTACTGCTCGTATCCTGCTGTGCAAGGTTTCTTAAGATCTATTAAGTCTAATTCTTTTAACTTTGCAAAGCTCCATCTCTTAGCAGCTAAACCACCCCAAAGTAAATAAGATATAGTACCACACGCCTCTTTATCTGACTCATCATAATACTCCTCAGCTCTACTTAGATAGGAGTACATTCTTTTTATAGTTTCTATGCTTATTGCTTTGCCTTGAGCAAGTTGTTTAGCTCGTATCTTGCCAACTTGAGTAGCACACTTGTTATTTATTTTTTCGTTTAGCTTTATGCCTCTTTTTGCATTGTTTTTTACCGCATCTGGGTAATCAGTATAAGATTCTAACTCTCTTCTCTTACCACCCTTTACTCTACCATCATCTTTTACGATAGATCTAATTACTGATAGCATCTCTGCTGCCTCTTCCTCTTCAAAGTCATTTACAGGCTCTTGAGGGCGTTCAGCTTTATCTGCAAAGTAACCCTCGATACTAAATCCTTTTACTTTTCCTGTTTTTACATATTCATCCCATACCTCATCAGAGTTAACCTTAACTGCACCCATCCAAGTACCTACAGGTACATCTAATCCATACTTTCTAGATTTATCGTGTACATCATCTTCTACTAACCAAGATTCTACTAAAGTCAATCCTTGCAAACTATGCTGATGCTCTAGTGTAGTATTGTTTTGTTTACCATTCATTAAATACAACTGAGATGCTTTCTCTATTGTTTTTTTTGAGAAATAGATATAATACTCTTCCTCTCCACTCTTTCTGTATATTGGTTTATTAGGTACTAGTAATGCACCCATTAAGATTCGCTTCTCGTTTGATACTTCTGCTAATTTAACCTCCTGTGATTTAAGGGCTATAAAATCTTCCTCTATAGCTGGTGATTCCACTAAAGAAATAGCTTCTATCCCTGAAAATACATTGTCACCTAAAATAAGTTCTATAATCTTCATATTATTATAACGTTTAATTTATTTTTTTTGTTTATCCTAAAGTTGCTCCTGTTATTATATTCCTTTCTAACTCTTGAGCTGTTGATACATCTCCACTAACTACAAAGGCTTGTATTGGTGCTTGTTGTTGTTCTCCTAAAGCTGAAGCTAGTGCATTAGCTCCTCCTCCACCTGCTAAGTTAAATTGTGGAGGTATTGATTCTGCTACAGATGGACTTGAAATTGATGGCGCTGATATACTAACACTACCACCTGCACTACCTGCACCTGCTGAAGCCATAGATGCAGCTTGTTTAGTTTTACCAATAGCTTGTTTTACTGCTGATATAATTCCAACCGCCTGAGCTGCATAAGCTATTAATAAAGGTATGTTTTGTGGAAAACCTACTTTAGCGGTTTCTGCGCTACCTGCTGCTACTGCACTACCTGCTTTAGCTCCATCTACTGTAGCTTCTACTGCAGCTTGTTGAGCTTTAATTAAAGTTTTCTTAACCTCTAATATGTTTTCCCTAGCTGCTAATAATGTTTTAGCTACTAAGATAGCTTTACCTAATCTACTTTCTTCTCCTGCTAATCTAACTGCTGTATTAAATGTATGTTCTCTAATTGCTATCTTTTGTGCCTCTATTTCTTTTTCTCTTTGTAATCTAGCCAATTGATCTGCCGCTGCCTGAGCATCAGCTTCTTTTTGCTTTTTAATTTCCTCATCTTGCCTAGCTTTTAATGTCTCAAAAGTTTCTCTATTCACAAAACCAACACCTGGTATAAAGAAATTATTTTCAGCAAACTCTTTCTCTGCTGCTCTTTGCTGATCTAATAAAGCTTTTCTCGCTGCGGCTTCCTCTGCTGTAAATGCAATTATTTGCCCTGTTACTTCTTTTTGTTTTGTTAGTCTAGCTTGTTCTAGTCTAATTAATTCTGCTTTTAAATTTGCCTCCTCATCTAAATCCTCTTTAGTTGATCCACTTAGTTCATTCTCAGCTTGTTTAGCTTGTAGTCTTAATTTAGCAGCCTCTATTTCTTTGTTTGTAATATCTTGCTCTACTTTACCTGCTTCTTTAAGAAACTCAATTCTTTCTTGTACTGTAAATTTTTCTTTGTTTACAGATTGCTCTAAAAGTTCAGCTCTCTTTCTATCAGCCTCTGCTCTTTCTACTATTAACTCTCTTTGTTGTTTATCAGCCTTAGCTCTAAGATCTGAAAGCTCACCTGCTATTGCTATTTCTTTACGAGTTTCTTCTCCAAAGTTTTTAATACCCTCTGTTACATCATTTAATGCCTCGCCTGCTGCTTTAAAGTTACCTGTGAAGACATTAAACATTACATTACCAAAATCACTAATAATGTCAATTACGTTTCCTGTAACAACGCCTATTTGAGTCATTAGTTTAGCAAATCTATTTTGTCCCTCTTCTGAGTTTTTAAACATTGCAACAAGTGATCCTATAGCTAAAACTAAAGCTCCAACACCTGTAGCTAATATTGCTACTCTTAAATTCTTAAAGCTTTTTACTACATTACCTATAGTACCTCTTAGACTTTTAAATTTAGTAATAGCTCCACCTGTAGTGCTATCTAATATATTCCCTAATTCCTCTTGAGATTCTGTAGTTTTATCTACTTGCTTTTCTAACTTAGAATACTCTTTCTGCATTTCATCTAAGTTAGCTACAGCCTCTTTGTATCTTAACTCAAAATCTATATAGACTTTCTTTGCCATAACTGTTCTTTTATTTGTTTATATCCCTCTTTTAATGTTTGTGGTATTTTATATTTACCTTTTGCTATTTTTATATTTTCCGTTTCAGCCTTTGCATAAGGCAATAACTCTATTATATTTCTTATCATTACGTTAATACACTTTCTGTATAAGTTGCTGTTTTAACAATTAGCTCTAATTCTGATTTACCTGTTGTTAAATTCATTCTTATACTATTTATATAATATTCTTCTGTACCTATAGTTATAATGTCATTTAGCTTATAGTTTAACATAAAGCTAATAGGTAATTGTGCTTTCACTTTTACTATTCTGTTTTTCTTATCAAATGTTTGGACTATATATTGCTGATAAAACCTATTAAATAAATTATTAGTATTTACGTTTAGCTTATAAACATCATACTCATTATCGAAGCTTAAAGAATGATCCCCAGTACCAATAATAGTTTCGTTTGGTGAAATGTTAGATGGTGCATTATAGGTGCTAAAAGTACCACCACCAACAATAGGATTACTTGCTGTTAAAAATCTATTAAAGAAAATATAAGGTTTACCTAAAGCCGGTTTGCTATCTGCATCTACCCACCAACCCATAATGTTACCTGAACCTGTTAATGTAGAAGTAGTTGTATTTTGTATATCAAACAAGGGGCTTCTTTGAAAAGGTAGTTTTTGTTCAAATGATTCTCCATCGTATTTTTCAGGAGCTGAATAACTTAAATCAGCAAACGCTTTACTAAATTTATCTACATATTCTAAACCAGTTTTAGTAACAGGATCAGAGTATTTAAAATCTATCCTACTATATGGTATTGATCTATCTATTGTAGAATCATTAATATCTATGTATTTAGTTATATCCCTTGTAGTACCTGCTGTCATAAAGTTATCAAAAGTCTCTACATATATTGTACTGCTATCCAGTTTAGTGTAAGCTACCAAATTAAACATCTTAAAAAGTCCTGTAAGAAAATCTATAATTTTCATTTTAGGTAAGTAATCTTGTATAAATATACTATAACCCAAAGTGAAACCTGCATTACTATAATCGTGGTTTGAAGCTGCTCCGTTTACTGTTTTAATAATTCTCATAGCTTCTGATGGAGGAGTTAAAGGTGAGAAAACTTGTACGTTTTGATCTTCGATTAAAAATTGTATATCATATGTTCTTTGATCTAAAGTGCCACTAGTTAGATTTGTAAGTGTAACAGTTGTAGTAACTGCTGGATTAAGTGTTACGTTATCTCTATAAAACAATAGCTCGTTTGTTGTTATATCTATAACTTTTATTTTACCAAAAAAAGATGTTATACTAGGATCTAACCTTAACCTAATACCATAAGTTTCACCTGCATTTACAACTAACTTACCACCTGTTAAAACATCTCCTGAGCCTGAAACATATGTAAAATCCGCTAAGGTTAGTTTTTTATTTCTAGTGCTAAAGTCAATACCACTATAAGATTCATTGGCACCAGCCTTACTTGTTTTCTCTCTATGCAACCACATATAAAGTCCATCAAACATATCACTACCAAAAAAAGATTTAGTAGTTACTGTAGCACTTTCTAATACAACAAAATCATCATTAACCTCTGTAATTACATTATCACTATTTTCTGCTAATACAAAGTCATCAGTAACCTCATCTGACATATTAAAAGTAATACCATATTGTGTTTGTATAGCTTCTATTATTAGCTTTAGCTTTATAGCAGGTTTTAACTCTTTTTTAAGATTAGCAAAAGTTACATCATATATATTAGGATCTGAGGTAGTTGCGGTGTTATATATATAATAGTTTTGTAATGTTATTAATGGCAGAACTATATTTCTATTTGAGTCGGATGTCGATACCACACCTGTAGTTTGTAATCCTGTTTGAAAAGAATCAAACAAATCATTGTTATTATAACTAATATCGTATGTACTTAAAGGGTTTAATGAGCTTAAATCCTCATTACCAAATAAGTCATTAAGGTTACTAGGCTTTCCAAAAAATACTACTTTATAAGAATAAGGTAAATTGTTTTTCATTCCTACCCCATCTAACCTTATCTTACCTTTTTTAAATGGTACTTGATTTATCTCGATTCTTGCCTCTACTTGAAACCTAGCATCAAATCCACCTGTAATATTGTAGTTATAATAATGCTGAAATAGCTTGTTGTTAGTTGCTGAGGCAGGTAGATTAAAGGTTTGTGAGAAAGGCGTAAATATCTTACTTATATCTAAGATGTTTTGTAAAGAGTCAGTAATATTGATGGATTCATCTTTAAATAAATCAACTCTTGTATCTGCAATAAATAATTGTACCTCACGTTTCATTAAATAATGTTATTAATAATATCGTTAGCATCTTCTACATCTAGTGTATATTGTACTAGTTTATCGTTTACAGATGTTTTCTTTGTTAGTGAATTAGTAACTACTGTAACAGGGTGCCATTGTTTAGTGATAAAAGCATCTCCACTTGGAGTGTCGTAGTATATCCATACATACTCACTTAACATTATATCTTGTATTACATCATTGTAAGCAGTTAATAAATAGTTGGTGTTTAGAGTAAAGCGTTTCCTACCATTTTTGTTAAATGTTAATATTTGATGATCCTTTTTGTCATAAGAGCTAGAGGATTGTGTAAATATATTTCTTTTAAACGTATCACTTTTTGTAGTTATACTTTCTACATTCTTTAAGAAAAAATAAAAGTCCTGTGGAATACCTGCTTTATTAATAAACCTCATCTGTATTGCATCATACTTTGGATTGCATATTCTATCAATAGTCCAAGTATTATTAGTACCAACAACTGTTGTAGCTGAGGTGCTTATGGTGTTTTTTGTTAAAGTTCCTCCTGCCCATTCATAAGCAAATGAAGCTGTGTTATCTGGTAAATAAATCGTTTCTGTACCGCCTGTATTTGTTACTGCTTCATCAGTCGTATCAACCTCTGAATAACCATCCCAAAAACTATTGTATCCATAATAGCCAGTATGTGTTACTGTTGCTGTAGCTAATTGTGTACCTCCACCATCTACCGCATCATAAGCATACCAAGTGCCACTTATTGATACTGTATCTATATCATCTCCTGTTGCTCCACCATAATTAGCTACATAGTAATCTTTTGCTAAAGTAGATAGTTCAAATACTGTTCTATTATTTGTAGCATTTTTTACTATCGTGTATCTTAGTGTGCTATCAATAGTCAACTCTAACTTTGCTGATAAGTGTGTAGCTGTTGTTACATTTAAAAAAAAGGGAGTTCTTAGTAATATCGTTGCCATAATTAGTTTTTATTCATATTCTCAGGGAAAAATCTTTTATCTTGTTCTATATCAAAGACAAATGCCTCAGCTAATTCATCTGGTATATATTTAAAGGCTCTTTGAAAAGGTTTAGTAAAAAAGTAACTAGGTTTTATTCCGTGTAAAAATATACTTCTAGCTACTGCATATTGTAAAGACTTTCTCTTAACAAATTTACCTGACTCATCTCTAGTACCCTCTAATCCTTTTCTTACTACCCATTGACTAAATGCTGAGGGTGGTGGCATCTTGTTTGTGTATTTATAAGGCGTGTTATATTTTGTCTTAGTACCACTTACCCCTAAATCTTGAAAAGCACCATAGTCATCCATACTAAATAAAAGATCTATAGAATCTTTATACTCATTAATTCTGTACTCTAAGCTATCATATAGGTTTTTAGTAACATTCTTTTTTTCTCTTGTAAGATTAGTTCTAGCCTGTTGTATAACATACTTAGCAAACTTGTTTAATATTTCTTTGGTATCTTTTAGTCGCATAAGTTTATATCGTTTTGTACAAACACATCAAAAGTACAAGTCACACCTGCCATCTCATTTTCAAATCTTTCATAAAAGAATTCACAACTAGCATCCCCTGTTAATTGGTATTTATTAAAATGTATTGTGCCTTGCCTTAATGCTCCTACTAATCTGTTTACTACTGCTAATTGTGTATTGATTACATCCTGCTCATTATTGTTACCTCTAAATATATCAGTAGTTTCTTCTTTGCTGAGGTTTACTAAGTCCATAGCTAATACACTTATATTAAATTGTAACACCTCTTCTGTTATTGTAACACTATTTATTATAATATGAGATAAAGGAAAGATTGTTTGTTTAGATAAGTCTATTTCTGTTATATCCCCTGTTGTTACAGTATTAACATTATTATCAGCTAATAACTGATCCTTTATAGTTTGTGTTATTTGATAATATCCTCTTACCCCTTGATTACTCATTTATATTTCTTTTTTTTCTTATTGTTATATACAGCATAGGAAGTGCTGCTAATATGATAAATGTAAATAGATTTAGATGTGGCTCTCCACAAAGTCCTAATAAGTGTTTAATAGTTTCTATCATTTTTTCATTTTCTTTTTAATTTGATTAGCCTCATAGTCTGCCTTATCTTTCATATAGCTTAATGCATATAAACATTCGTGCATACTTAGCTTAGTGATATCTTTAAATCTTCTAATATCTCCTTGAGCGAGTCCGTGAATTGATTGATACCACCCCCATTTTCTTCCAAAATTAGCCTCTGAGCTGAGTTCATCTCCTCCTCCTGTAAATAGCTCAGCATAGTTTTCGATAAGTCCATCCCTAAATGATAAAAAAAAACAATAGAGCCTAATACTGCATCCATCGGCATATCTTTCATTAAATCAGACTTATCACCTTTGTATTCCTCTATTAAATACTTATTGCTGTATCTTTGAATAATAGGGCGGTATAAAACACCCATAGCCTTTTCAATATTATCAAAGTCTCCTATATAAGTATCTAAATCTACATACTCACCAAAAGTCATTTCTTCAATATTTGGTATAAACCCATACTCTACTCCATTAATAGTAAACTCTTTTACCAGTGGAGGCGTTTCTTTAAACATCTCTGATAATACGTTAGTAATATCTCGTATGCTAGTAGCCCTCATCTTTAGAATTAAATCTGATCTAATACCACAAAATATTTCAATCATTTTGATAGCTAGAAAAGATTCATCATCATTATTATCTTGTATCTTTAAAAACTTTTGATACTGAGCTAAAGTTATCTCGTTAAGAGAATTAGGTACTATTACTTCTTTTCTCATACTTATATAACGTAAAAAATAAAAGTTTTAGAAACTAACTTATAGTGTACTTACCTCTACTAGGGTTTTTAAGTTGGAAACTTACAGCGTATCTTACTGCATCTATTAAATGGTTAAATTTGTCTATAGGTGTGTTAGACTTTCTTTCTAACCAAGAGTAGTTGTTTAGTTCTTTGATGAGGTTAATACTATCCTCGCTTATCACTAAATCATAATCCTGTAATAACGATATACCATATGTTACACTACCTTGCCCTTTTACACTAGGCTTTACATTACATCCTTTTGATCGTATCTCACTAATTAGTCTAGGCTCAGCACTATCAGCTACTATTAAGCCATCTTTAGCGTGTTGTTGATTTAAGCGTGTTATTTCGCTTGTAGTTAAGCTAGGTAAGTAAAAACACTCTTTAAGGTATATTCGTTTATTAGAAGTGTCTATATTGGTTTCTATTAGCGTTGTAGGATCATTACTAAATCCATAATCTTGCCCCCATACGCTTACACCTACTTTCTTAAACTCACCAATACTCCAATTACTAAATATTACGCCCTCTGCTTTATCTAACCATCCACCCATTATAGCGTGTTTGTATTTTAGTGGGCGTCTTACTTTTAATTCGTTTATTTGCTTTAAAAATGATTCTGATAGGTTTTCTAGATTGTCTTGGTAGGTAGTGTGTATGTAAGTACAATTATCTTTGGTGTTATTGCTACCCTCTTGTACTCCTTTATCCTCAAAGAATCTTTGATATATCCAATGCTCTTTAGTAGTAGGGTTAAGTATTAATATTATCCTGTTTTGGTTTTTAGTTTCTCGTATTGTTAAATCTATCTTATCAAACGTACCCTCATCTGTTAATTCCTCAGCCTCATCTAATACCCAAGTAGTAACACCTGTAATAGATTTAAGATTTGCTGTTTGATCTCCTGATGATGTTTTAATACCCTTAAATACTATCTTACTTCCTGATCTTATATTTATTATTTCATCTTTGGTTATGTGAAAGTCGTCAAACTTATCTAAGAGTTCTATCTTCTCTATAAATTCAGGTATAATAGAAACATATGCTGAGGTTAGTGTATATCTAGTGAATAGTATTGTGTGGTTTGCCTCGTATGTTAGCAGCACTAGCATTAAGTTAACAGAAAATGATTTACCAGAAGCTCTACCTCCTGTTATTACATAATATCTAGTATCATTACCAATAGCTTGGTATTTAGTGTTTATATCAATCACTTAAACTTGATTAGATCCTTAAAGCTGATACTAAAGCCCTCTGAGCTGCTAATATCTATCTTTTCTTTTGGTTTACCATATCTGTAATTAAAATACATTTGTATTGCTCTTATATCACCTTTAGCTATTAGTTCTCCTAGTTTCTTTAGTGCAATATCACTATCAATAATATTATCTAACCTTTCTACTAATTTATATTCATCAGCTTTAGGTTTTCTACCTGCTCCTAATCTACTACCTCCTCTATTTTCTAGTTTGTACATTTTGAAAAACTTTGATTAATCAAATATATAACGTTAGTTTTCAAGATTTTGTTCTGGTAGTCTTTTTTTAATCTCTAGTATCTCTCTAGATAACTTATCTACCATTATATAAAGATTAGCTGTTATTCTTTCTATCTGTGCTATCTTTTGTTTTTGTGTCCATTTCTTATCTTTCAAAATAATCTTGTTTGTTGTTTATGTTGTTCTATTCGTTTGTTTGCTGCTTCAAAGTATTCTTTGTCTATTTCGTATGCTGTTAGCTCAAAGCCTAAATTATGACAAGCTATAGCTATTGAGCCACTACCTAAATGTGTGTCAAGTATTGTATCTCCCTCTTTAGCATAATTCATAAGCAACCACTCATATAACTGTATAGGTTTTTGTGTAGGGTGTATGCTTCCACCCTCCCACATTATTTGATGCTGAATTTGCTTTCCTGTGTCAAATACTTTACCATTGATGTTATAAGAAGTCCATAATAATTCAGCTTGTGCAAAATTAGGTGCAGGATTGTTTTTTACCCAACAAATAAAAGATTTGGTGGAGTATAAATGCTCCATAAAATAATTAGCTCCACAAATAATTTGATTTTGACTTACTCTAAATAATTCTTTGAAATAATATTTATTTGGAGTTGCATCATCCCAATTTTTGTTTTTCGCTTCATACTTTTTTCTTGAATGTAAACCCACACCTTGAGCAGCACCAATACCATAAGGAGGATCAACAATAGCTAAGTCAAACTGATTGTCTGACATCTCTTTCATTGCCTCCATACAGTCTTGATTGTATATCATTCTGTTCCTGATATTATTTGATCGTGTGGTATTCTGTAAGTTCCAAACTGTTCATCATAACCATCATTAAACTTATCTCCCTCGATCTCTTTTTGGAGATGGGCAAGGCTGCGCCAAGCAATCTTTGCTGAGTGGCGTACCCCATCAATATCATACATACCATTTTCCATTAAGTGTCGCATAAGTGCATCTAAGTCATCACTACTCTTTTCTCTGTCCCAATGTATATCTTCGTCTGGGTGATGTTGTTTACTTCCTATGTAGCTAACTCTTGCTACTTCGCATAAAGCGTCAGGAAAGTATTTTATTAGCCCTCTATACAAGGGTGTCTCTTTTCTCTTTTGTTTGTTCTTTTCCATCTATTTCTTTTAAGGGTAATGTATCAACTATCATCAAAAGTTTCTTTAAGTCCTTTGATTTTGTGTAGTCTACTATGTGGTTTATTAATGCTTTTCTTAATTTTGATTTGTTTCTTAGTCTAAGTAAGATAATATCAAAATACTTATCTAATAAAGGATTATATCTTCTATGCGTTTCAAACGCCTTTAAACTATATATAGCTGTGGAGTGATCATAACTCTTTCCTTTAGATATATAAAAATCTTTTATTTCCATAAACTTCATTCTACAATGATGTCTTAACATAAACGTAAGTAAACTTCTTATCTCTACAAATTCTCTTTTCCTAGAGTTTTTAAATACATCTATTCCTGATACATCTATTATATGTCTTGCTATTTTATTTGCCTCTTTCATAATGTTCCTTTTATGCAGTAACTGTCTAAGTCTGCTCCGTTAATAAAAAATGTTTCAAATGTTTCTAATGCTCTGGTTACTTTTTCCTTTCCTGAATTATAAAACTCCTCACTCACATCATATATGCCAATGTCTAGTGAGCCTTTGTCTATAGCTGCAAATTGAAACTGATCATATGTTTTGTTAAATAATTCACAATATAAATAGACTTGTACATCATAACCGTACTTTTTTGCAGCATAGGGAAATGCTTTTAAATCGCTTGTTGTTTTTAAATCGCATAGTCTGTAAGAATCTAAGACATCTGCCTTGCCTCTAAACGGATAGCCTTGAATCATTCCTATTGCAGGGACTTCAAACTCGCAGTCAGTAATAAGTTTTAAAGCGTGTTCGTTTCTTAAAAACGCATCGGCTAATCTTTCTGCATCATTCTTTTGTTTCATTGTAAATACCTTTCCGTGTTCTTCTTTGGCTAACTTATAAGCCTTAGTGTTCTTAGATTGTACATCTACAAAGATTTGCTCCTGAAAAATATTAGGCTCAAGAATACAGGTATGAAAAAGCCAACCTGCATCTAAAGCATTTGATTCTTGTGATCCGTATTCCGTGACGTATTTGTATTTCTTAGGACTATCTAAGAGTAGTTTGATTGATGAGGAGCTTAATGCTGCTTTGCCTAAGTATCCATAATAGAACTCATCATCTTTCATAAGTTCTAATATCTCATCGTGTTTAAATATTTCTCCGTTTAAGAGTTCAATAGTATCCATAGTAAAGTAAGTATTATGCCTAAGTAACTAAAGGCTACGGCTTTGATTTTGTTTTCGTATTTTTTCAATTTGTTTTTATGTTAGTTTCTTCATTAGTGCTAAGATATACTCTTGAGTATTTTGGTGTTCTGTCGTATCTTGCTCTTTTAGATTCTTCCCCTACACTTGCTCTTGATCTTGCCTTATCTATATTACCACTGTGTATTAGCTGATTTTCTAAATCTATAATCTTATAGCGGTGCTTAACAAGTAGCCTCATAGCTTTATGAATTTTTTCTACTTCTTCTCTATAGGTGTCAAATATTTCGTTATAAATTGGCATATTTTTTTAGTTTAAGTTTAAGTTTTTCGTTTTCTGCTTCTGCCTTTCTTGCTCTCTCTATAGCTCTGTTTTTTGATAGCCTGTATTCTGACAAAGCTTTTTTATAAAGTCTCTTATTGTTTAAATTTTCTTGAAAATAAAAAGTAAGTCTAGAAATAGCATCAGCCATCTCCTCTATGTTGCTTGTTTTTTTCTTATTGTATTGTTTTAGGATAATTCCAGACAAAAGGCTAATGTCTCCCCAAATCTCCATCTCTTTTAAATTGTCTATCTTTCTCAAAATAATAGATCAATTAAAGATTCTAAAGATAAAAGTAACACACTACACATAAATAATAATAATGTAAATAGTGCTATAGAAAAATAGTATTTTAGTTTTTTCATTGTTTATTTGTTATATTCTTTATATAGTTCCTCAGCGTAATTATACGCTTCTCGAGCAGAGCTTTGTATTTTTAAATCTTTAGTATTGCGTATAATAAATTTAAGCAATCCTTGTACTTTGCCGAATTTTGCTGCTTGATTTGCATTCATAATTGTATAATTTTAAGCTAATATACAAAAAAGAATAATATAAACAAATGTTAATTACTTATTTTTAAATTGTGTAGAACAAACTGCAATTCTTTGATTTGCGTCTTTGTATTCTGAAATCATTACATTGTTATTCATACATCTTTGCATAAAGTCTTTTCTTGATTCGTTTACTTTTGGTTTAGGTAGTGGCATAATTAATATGTATTTTGTGAGCATCTTTCTCGTCCAGTAGATAACACTCTTTATTATTTCGTTTCTTAGTCCAAAGAGTAGTATCTGGACAATACAGCTCTACTGTTTCTTGTTTTACTAAATCATTTAACCAAAAAATATAATGTCCTTTAGGATCAGATACAAAGTATAAAGCATCTGTTTCCTCAGCTAAAAGTTTATCAAACTTATATTTCTCAATCATTTTCTTTTCATAGTATTTTTTTCGATGTTTAATTTCCAGTATAACCTCTTTACCTTTTGGAGATACACCTATTGCGTCAAAGTGTTCAAAGCCTCCTCCACACCATTCAAGCTCCCAACCCTCATTGTTTAATAAAGAAACTATTGTTTGTTCAAACAGATGAACTTTACTTAGACTCATATTTTTTATTTATTTGTTCTATCCAAGATTTATAAATTCTACCATTGCAGGTGCAAGGCTCTGAATACTTAACATTATAAAGCTCTGAGTATAATCTTGCTACTAGCTTTATTTCTGTTCTATTAAGTTCACTTTGATTTTTTCTATTAAGAAACTTCTTCCATTCTTTTCTGTCTTTTTCTACCATAGCTTTACTTTGTTTGCTTTGTCTTTTCGTTTGTCGCATCCACAATCATCACCCCATATTTTTTTCACAATCCACCTAATGCCTGTGATTTTTGTAATCTTTTCTATTAAATCTCCTAATCTCATTATGAATGTATTTTATCTTTGTATTTAAATAATAAATTATTTTTAATCAAATATGCTTTTTTAGTTTTAGTATCTCCTTTACAAACAAACTTATATTCTTTTAATAAATTTTCTTTAACACATTTTTGCAAGTTCTTAGTTAAAAACCAATTATAATGCCTTCCATCATATATAACCCAGTATTTAGCTTTTGTTGTACTTATGCCTGAAGGTTTGTCATTTGATTCTGTTTCTATTATAATGTTGCCTGTTTGTTTTGATCTTTCATCAAACTTAACTTCTATGCCAAAATTTAACTCTGGGATATAAATATCATACTCTTTAAAATAACCGTCCACAATATATGCCTGTTTATATTTCTTTTGTATTTTATTTAAAAGATATATTTCGTGATATTTACCTCTTTCTAAATCTCTTTTAAAGTCCTCTACCATTCTATATTTTTTCTAATTAGCATCTTAGTATTTTTATAAGTGTTGTACAGACTATAATAACTAATGCCTGACTGTCTAGATAATTCTTTTATTGACATTCCTCCAGAAATTAAATCGAAGACTTTCTGATCATACCAAAACATTTTATCTAATAGGGTGTTTAGTTCTATCATTTTTCCTGTTATGTCTTTATGATTTGTTTCTTGCTCTGGTTGTATGTATTTTTCTAAATGATCTACATTGACTTTTTGAATCTTAGATTCCTTTCTGCATAAGTCTAAAAACAAACTTTTAAGACATTTGTACATATAGAAATAATTAATATCGTCTTCATAATTTATATTAAGTCCTCTATTGATTAAAGTATGTATTTTTATATAAGACTCCTGAACAATGTCTTCACATAAGCTGCCATTGCAACCAAATGATTTTACCACTCGAATCCAAGTTTCGTGCTTACTAGCTAATTTCTCAAGAGTTGTCAATCTTTAATTGTTTTTTAGTTCTATACTTAATTAAATTTTTACCACCTATTTCAAATCCTACATTGTTTAATATTGATTTAAACATTATTGGTGATTCGTGGCTTGTTGGTTTATATCCTAATGACATTTCTTTAACTTTAGCTACATACATTCTCGTATACATCCAAGAATCTGGACTTGCGATCATTCTATGAATAATTAAAAAGTCATCACACCTATTACCATTGACAGCACCACCCTCAGCATCTCCAATAGTAGGAGGCATTATCTGCCCAGCAAATTCGTGATTAGCACTATATCTAGTTCTTAATGCGTTTGTAACTGCGTGGCAACATATCCAAGTTGATACATTATATTTTTTACAGAAAAGCCTTATCTCGGTTAAGCATTCATAGCTGTATTCATAACCGTTTGTATTTCTTAAATCTTTTCTTAGTGAGTTTATAGGATCAATTAATAATCCGTCATAATCCCAAGCATCCTTAACTTTTTCAGCTAAGTCTAATAATTCTTTGTAAGTGTATTGTCGATTGATGTCAACAAACTTAAAATGATTATATATTAACTCTTTTGATTTCTCGTAATCTTTTTCTTCTATTTTGTTTATTGGTTTGCCCTCTAAGAATTCAATTAATTTTTTTATGAGTTGTACTGGATCGTTTTCAGAACTAAATACTAACCACCTAATGTTATGCTTAATTGTATATAGTAACATTAAATAAAATGTGAAGTGTGTCTTTCCGACATTGTTATGTCCCAGAATAAAATTCATATTTCCAGCAACAAAGCGGAATGAAGCGTCTAGCTCTTTATTACCTAGCTTTAATGCCTCTTTGACTTTACCATTACGAAAGTCGTTTAATTTGTCTATATGTTCATCGTAGTTTATTAGCATAAAAAAAGGGGGTAGTTAGCCCCCTATATTTAAATAGTTAATTAGAATGGTAAGTCATCTCTGTCTGGAGACTGAGCATCTACCGCTACTTCCTCTCTGTACTCTCTTACTCTCCATCCTTGTAAACTAGTAAACCAAAGTGTTTTACCCTCTCTGTTTTCCCAAGCTCTACCTCTTACATTGTAAAAGACTTCTACGCTGTTACCTACTTTGCAAACAGAGTCATCTAATAATCCAACATTGTTCTGTGTGAAATCTAAAGCTACAACTTGAGGATATTTCTCAAATGTTTCTATTACTAGTTTTCTAACTCTAAAATTTCCTTTTTCTTCTATTTCTGTTATTTGTTTTACTTTTCCTTTAATTGACATTTGACTCATTTTTTATTTGTTTATAAAATCTATTAATATTTGACTATCCGCTAAAACTGTGTGGATGTCTGATTGTGGACGACTGCTGTGAAATTCACAAGCTGCCTTTACCATTGATTGACGAATAATAAGTTGATCTTTACTATTGTTGTTTACTGTAGGCTGAGGGTTATACTCTAACTTGGCTGTTTTGTATTCAGAATTGGTAATAGTATATAAAACCTCATCTCCGACAGACTTCTTAAAATCTCCTTTGGCCAAGAACTGAAATTCTTTACCGTCATCAAACCTGACTTGATACTTGTTAAATACTCCTGAAGCGTTTGTATATTCGCCTCTAGGAACTATGTGGGTTATTTTTCCTTTCATAATTTAATTGTTGTGTTAATTGATTAATTTTTGATTCCATAGCTTGTAATCTTCTATAATACAATTCTATAAGTTCATCTTTTGGTGTTTCCATAAGTTTTGTTTTCCTAAAGTTATAAAAAAATATTTAATATAAACTAATGTTAATAAAAAAAATATAAAAAAAAAGAGCCTTACCGAAGTAAAGCCCTCTAAAAACAAAGGAAAAAAAATTATAACAAACTTACTTTTTCTTTATACTGTTCAATCAAATCTAATAAATCTTGATCAGATTGTTTAATTATTTTTTTACTTTCTATTAACAATTCCTCAGCTATGTTATAGCCATATTCTTTATTAAGATTCATAGCAAAAATATACTGTCTGCCATAAAAATGGCAATTACAACTATAACACTGGCTTCTGCAATTCCGTTCATCCCATCTAAGTATTCTCGATTTCCTAGAAATAAAATGTCCGTTTTGCATCCCCTCACCCTTCCAATATGCTTTTTTGTTACAAGTATAGCATTTAACAAAGCCGTTTTTGTCTGCGTATTTACGCCTTATATATTCACTAAATATTGCGTCTAGTTTTTTGACAAGAGTTTTTCTTTTTACTTTTCTCAAAGTTTTATTTTTAAGTTACAAAATTTTAATATAACTTTGCTATATATATAAATAATATATACACTTCCATTAAACAACCTATCCTGTGAATCATATATATGAATTATATATAGGGCTATTTTTTAAATAAACTTGTAGCTTTTTCTGTCGTCCTGCCACCAAAATAGGCTAAAACAGTAGCCATCATAACTTTTTCAAAAGTGTCATTCCAAGTTTCGTTAATGTGAAAAGGTATAGTTTCTACGCTATCTAAAATACCTGCAAAAGAAAATATAATAATACACCACACCAATACTAAAGGGCGTACATTTTTACTTAACCAAGAATCAGACATACTATCAGCTTTCCATCTTGAAGTTATAGACTCTATCTCTTTATTTTGTTGATCGTAAATAAGCTGTTGTAACTTGATTTTATCCTCTTGAGATGCATCAGCCTTAGTTATCTCTGCAATCGCTTCCTGTGGGCTTGTAACACCCTTTAGAACGTTTCCTAGCGTAGGGTTTATCATACTTGCAGCTCCAAGCAATACCTGTCCTACTTTTGTATCTTTAAATTTAGTCATAATAAAATCTCCATTTAAGTTGAACGATTAATAAATAAATGTTTAGTTCTTCGTAGTTGAACTCTTGTGGCTCAGCAGGAAAATAATTAAATCCTATATTGATTCCGTTTGGTAATAAAAGTATAATTGAAAAGTCCATTTAGTATATTTCGTATCTTGTTTTTCCGTTTTCTCTTATTGCTCTTAAAACTCTGTTTCTGTTTTCTTTTTTACTTACATAAGAAACGTGTACCCAGTTAGGATTGTCATTACTACCAAATTCCCAAATTAACTGATCAAAGTCTAAATTTTCTCTAATATATTCAAACATCTCTGCATTTGTTTTGTGTCCAAATACATCATCAATATCTATTGCTTGCCCTTTACAATGTTGGCTTTTACCACTACCACCTACTGCTTTATTAACTTCTTTACTACGATAGAAAGAATTAATCTTTATAGCACCCCCTACAAACAATCTAAGAGGCTCAAATATAAATTCGGCTACATTGTTCATTGCATATAATTGCTCTTCGTTAGGAGTGTTATTTAAATGTAAGCGTTTAGCAGTTGCGCTATATACACCCTCATTATAAGAAATATGTTTACTTATTCGCATTTTTCTTTCTTGGTTTTCTTTTTTTCTTTGGCTTGCTTCTTAGCTTGCTCCAACAATTCTTAAAATAATCTTTTATTTTTTGTATCATAATCTAAAATTTATACCTGCTGAGGTGTTAAATATTTCACTATCCCAGAACTTTGTATATTCCCCCTCAACAAAAAAACCTAAAGTTCTACTTAATTTCCAACCCATAATAAATCCTGCTTGATAATCGCTCCATTGCTCTGGCGATGAATCTTCTTTTAATCCACCTAATCCCCAATTATTACGATTTAAATAGTTAAAGTCTGAATCTCCTTTAAAATATGTATGATAAGGTAAAATCCAATTTACATAAGAGTGCAACCAAAATTTATTTCCTTTTTGATGGTAAAAATCAAATCCGACAATAGGAGCATACTCTGCATAAGGATCAAGCGTATCCCATATTTCATTATTATATCTATTCATCAATCCACCAAATATTTCATCTCTAAATTGTAAATCTGTATAAGCAACGGTTTCACCTTGAGGATTAATCCAATACCAGTCAGACATTTCATTTCCGTTTTGATCAGTAGAAGTGTAGTATATATCATCATAACCATACATAAAACCTAAGCTATACCAAGGATTTACAGGATACTCAAAAACATTACCCTGAGAGTCTGTATATGAATCAGTTTCATTTAACCAAATTTCAATAGGATTATAACCATACGCTTTTTGATGAGTTCTTGCAATAATTCCCCCAGAGATACTAAACTTTTTACCAATAGGTAATCGTAACCTTGCCTCTGCTGACTGATATTTGAAACCTACGTTTCCCTGTTCTCTTTGTTCTAATTTTAAAATGTGGTTTTTTCCTGTATGTCTTATAAAATATCTAGAGTTTGTAAATGTTTCTCCTCTACGTCTTTCTTTTTCAAAGTGTAATAAATACTCAAATCCTTTAACTGCGGCAGTTGGAGCTGATAATGATTTATTATTTTCTGTTCCGTCATAATAATGCTTGGCTTTTATTTCATAATCGAATCTTGCTAGTTTTCTAAAACCAAAACCTATTCTATAATCAAAAGGGTGATATATTGTTTGATCTATTACTTGAGGTACGTCATAAAGGTTTTCTGGATTTGTTCTTACAAAGTAATCTTTTCTTTGTTGTTCGTAAGAGTTACTAGCATCTCCTGCTAGATATAAAGTTCCATATTTAAAAAACTCTTTATATATATTATTAAAGAATGTTCTCTTTTTTTTTAATCTCTCTTGTGTTATTACTTGTGCAGATGCTCCAACAAATACAAACATAAAAAGTAAAGCAATAAGTTTTTTTTGTTTTTTGATAAGTTTAAAAGTAAAATACAAAACACTTAAAATAAATGCTATGTGAATTAAATTTAAATGACTTTCTCCGCATATTCCTAAGATGTGCTTTATTGTTTCCATAATTAAAATTTGCTTTCTATTATTTCTTCTATTTGTTCTTGTATTAGTTGTATCGTGTTTTCTGGTAGTTTAAGAGATATGCCAGACTCCAATCTAAATACTTCTTCCCCATTATTAAAAAGAATAATTGTAGGAATATATTCAACTTTATTTTGGGCAAAGAGCTTGCTTGCTTTAGACATATACAAAGTGTTTGTATCATAGCTTCTAAAACTGTTTAATGATATTTCGTTGTCTTTTACAAACTCTGCACTATATTGAATAACTTCAATTTGAGCAGAACTAGCAACCCATACAAAAAGGGCAATTACCGTTACATTCCATTTCATCTATTTTTACTTATCTGATACAATCTCTCATCCATCTTTTGTAAACTTTCTTTAATTTCGTTTACATCCTCTTTTACAGTACTCACGTCTGACTCTATCTTTTCTATTGTACTCCTGACTAATTTATCTTTGTACTCGAATTCTACTTTTTGTATCTCTGGCTTTGGCTCTTCCATTGCTCTCGCTATGTCAGCTTTTAAAACAAAATACATTGATGAAATAGAAATCGTAAATCCTACTATCATTGATATTGTTTTTAAGTCCAAAGTTACATTGGTATCCTCACTAATCTTAGCCATCTTTCTTAGATTTCTTTTGTTCAGCTTCGTACTCACTCCAGCCATCAGGAGCATTTCCATCCCATTCTATAATAGCACAATTTCCGTCTAATACAATGCCGTGTGCGTGAGGTGTAGGAATGCTGTTTAACATTTCTACTAAATCTTCTCTATTTTTAAATTTATACTTCATCTTTTTCTTTTTTTGCTTCTTCTACGCTTTCATTTAAAATCTTTACAATGTCTTGTGCTTGTTTTAAAAAAGCAATAGGTAAAGTATTAATAACTTGATTTACTCTGTTTACTTGTTCTTCTGTGATTTTCATTTTATATATTTTAAGGTTTATATAAATTTACAAAAAATTATTCAGAAACAGGAACGCCAATAGTTAACTGAATAGAAGGAGGATTTATTTGCTGATCTAACTTGTTGTCTAAACTAGCTTTTAATTCTGCTACCTTCTCTACTCCCATTGCTGACTCTGTCCAAGCCTGTACCTCAGCCTCCGTTAAATCGTTAAAAGGTATAAAGTTTTTTATATCACTTACGTCTAAGCTTTGAGTCCCTATGTTAGTTGCTGAATAAGGGTTTCCCTCTGGATTTAATTTATCTGAGTTTGCAGTTAAGCTCCAATGTATGTTATATACTACATCAGCATAACCTTGATTTTGAGGGTATGCATCTACGATTTTACAATCCCATTTATAAGTTGTTGCCATTTTTTATTTATTTATTTATTAGTGTACTACTTTTAGTAAATCTCCAGTTCTGTAAAACGCTCCTGCTGTTAAGCCTGCGGTTGTTGCTGCGGAATTATCTGCGTGTTCTGCTAATCCTACTACTTGTAATTTAGCTGTAGGTGCAGTAGTTCCGATTCCTACATTTCCTGCTGAAAAATATGAGTGTGTTGTGCTACCATCTAAAGTCAAATATGCAGTTTCTCCACCTGATCCATCATCTGTTTGAAAGATAATGTCTTTATCCGCAGTTGTGTTTTTTATAACCAAATTATTACTATCATTGGATAATCTACCAAATTCAGCAGCACTTGCGCCCCTTAACACAATATCATTACCACCTGATGTTAATCTTAAATCATCCACAGTAGAAATATCAAAATCTCCACTTCCACTTTCTGTTAAGGTTGTAGCATTTGAGCCATCTCCTGTAATAGATATTGATCCTGTTACACTAACACCTGCGCTTGTAGTTTCAAACTTTTTACTTCCATTATGATATATAGAAACAGAACCACCTGAAAGAGCTTGTAAAAAAGTGCTACTCCCATCTCCAGTTTTTAACCTTAAATTAGTTCCTTGCAGTTTTAAATCTCCTGTTCCTGTATCTGCAACGTAAGAATCACTACCATCGTGATATATTTGTAAGTCGCTTCCTGTTCCGTATAAAGATTTTACATTGTCTCCGTGAATAGTGTTACCTGACATTGTACCTCCTGCCAAAGGAAGGTATGCACCTAATAAATTGCTTGGAGAAATCCTAACATTATCTGATCCATCATATCCTACTACGAAACTTACATCTGATGGACTGGTTTTGGATGTAAAATCACTAAATTTTTTATTTGCCATTTTTTTTGTTTTATTCTGTTACTATAAATGTTAGTGTTGCGCTTTCAGTAATTAAATAATCGCCATTCTCTGCTAATATTTCAAACAATGGAGTAGGTGTACAATCAACTAGAGCTTTATATATTTGCCCCCAATCAATATCATTATCACAAACGCCATCACCCCACCAAGTACTCTCATATATTTTCCCCCAGCTCATTACTTATTTGTTTTATATTCTACAGTTATATTTCCTGTATTTGTTTGTACCCAGTTCATATTTAAAAACTTTTTAAGTTTAACTATATTTTTACTTTTCGGTTTGTATATCACAGCACCCAACCATTAAAGGTAGCATCTGAATCTGGATATACATCGCCACCTGTGTTTTGACTATATTCAGGAAACAAATTACTATTAGCTCCCATATAATCTAAAAATCTATTAGTATAGTACTCTGCTGTATTTCTCGCTTTTTGTACTATAAAATCTACTTCAGTTTTGTTAACTGTTTCTGCATTTTCTGAAGTGTGTTTAAACATCCCTCCGTTTTTTATCTGATAAGCTGCGTAAGGTATATACTCTGCTTGAGCGTACCATATTAACATTGGTTGAACATATTCGTTTACTAATGTCAAATAGTTTCCTGCTAAACCTGAACCTGCAATATCAGCACCTATCTTATCATATAACTTAGTTCCGAGATAATTTTGTATTTCAATCTCTTGAGCTACTTTTACGAATTGAATAAATTTATCAGTATCAACATTTCCATCTATGATAGAGTTTTTTACTAAGTCCGTTCTCGTTATAAATAATACTGTCGCCATAATTACCTAATTAAATTACCATAAGTGAAACCCATTTTATTCCAATACGCTGCAGTATATCCTTCATATTCCATATTTCTAGGAGCTATAGCAACTTTTTTAGGATTTGTTTTAGGCTTAAAACCATCGCTTATCGCTTTGTTTGTGCTTACTGTACTGCCTAAACTTCTTTCTCCATCTTTTCTAGCATATATCTTACGAGTCCAGCGATGAAAACATCTAGCTCCACCTTTATAAAGCCAAATCGAATAAGTTGCAGCACCACCTTTTCCAAACCCTGCATTGACTGCTATCCTATCCATAGCTATAATATCTTCTTTACGATAAACTTTTTTAGCTCTCATCATTTTTACACAAAAATTTCTAGATGAACTAGCTAATCCTGGTGCTTTAGTGTACATATATCTAACTAAATATGTTATATTCTCTTTACCTTTCTTTTTACTTTTACCATCTTGCTCACTTTCTTTGTATGGTGTTGCTTTACCTACTTTTGCAAGTTTTACTTCATTATTTAGTTGATTAATGTTTTCGTTTAATTCATCGTCTAAATCATAGTCAACTTCGTGTTCATCTATTAAGTCATATTCTTTTAATATGTCCTCTTCGTTTTCTCCTAAGTTTATAAACTTGTCAAGCTCTGTAGCCTCTTTATGATCTTTACAAGGCATAAACCAAGTCATCCCATTTTCTTCGTGTTCGTGATAACCTTCACAATCTAACTCTTTAGCTTTTTCAATAGCTTCTTCTTTAGTAGAATATACTTCTTGTCCATCTATCTTTTTTAACTTGACTCCTGTTTCTTCTTCTCTTGTTTCTGCATCCATAACATTAGTTAAGTCTGTAAATTCAAGTGGCTGAAGCGTTTTAAAGTATAAATGCAAAGAGATATTGTTATAAGCAAGGATTTTATCAAAGGCATTAATTAAAAGCGTCTGAAAGGGACGTATTACCATATTGTCCATTAAGATACTTGCTGTTTTTAATTCGTCTGCATTACTGCCAAAACCTGTATTATCTTTTACTCCAAGTAACATAGGGCTGACAACTCTATGTGCAACCATAATCTTTTTAGAACTTTCATCACTTAAAAACTGATATTGATTATGAGCATCACTTAATTGAATAGGCTCTATTGTTGCAGCGGTACTAGGATCATCATTAAAACTAAGAATGAACTTACCAGCATTGCTAGTCCCTGAAAATTTCTGGTATATTCTTTGCTCTATTAACTCTCTTTCCTCTGGCGAGGGAGTTCCATTATTCATATTAATTAACATACTAGGAGCAAGTCCATTAAGAATGTTGTTTAAATGATAATTAGATATTTCTTGTTCTAGTTCTGCGTATTGTGTACCTCCCTCATAATCTGGTGGACTATAATATTTGTATCCTGAACGATAAGGCTTGACATAAAGAATTTCTAGTCCTTCTTTAGACATTCCGAATGCAGGTATCCTTCTTAGTTTGCTACTTCGTTTGTATTTACTCCAGTCATTAAAATAAAAATAAGCTGGTACTTCGCCTTTGTCATTGCATTTTTCGGCTCTTAGTGTTTCAACAGGTATATGTTCTAGCTTTACAATTCTTGATCTGTCTTTAGAATAAATAACTTGTATTGCACACTGTCCCATTAATTTTAAGTCAGAACATAATCTTCTTACTACCTCATCTTTAAATAAAGAAATCATCATAGCGTATTGATCAGGGCGTCTATGTGAATCAGTAGCATCTAAGCCTTTTCCGTAAATCATCTCTGTGATACCATTAATAATAGCCATATTTGTCGGTGAGCCATTATATCTGTCTATTAAGTATTGAAAATAATTGTTGTCAGAGCCAAACTCTACCCAATCAGTACCTGCTTTCTCTTTTACTTGCGGAGAGGTATATGTACTTAAATTAACAATGCTTAATTGTGTCTTATTTTTCATATTATAATATAATCATTATCGTAAGCATCTGTACCAGTTGGAACTGTATAAGATCCTTCGTTAACTGTGTAATAATCATTGTTTGTTTGATTAATTGTTTGATCTGTACAGAAAATCTTATCTTTATAAATAACACTTGATCCCTCTTTGACTGTTAAATCGTAAAACCTTCCCTCTACTAATACTGGACTTAGTGCTTTAGATATTACAAGATAGTTTTTATCGGTTGTTGTTGTAATACTTGAATAAGTTGTTGATGTGTTTGTTGAATCGTCTCTTACTATCATACTAACAGTACCGCCATAACTTCTAGGAATTATTTTCATAGTTTGTGCTGATCCTGTTGTTGTCAAGTGTATCATACTTATATAACGTACTATCTTTAAATTTTGTACATAAAAAAAGGTGGTAATTAAACCACCCTTCTTACTAAACAAATTATGAAAACTTATAAAGTTTAAATAAAGATATAAAAAAAAGGGATACGATTTACATACCCCTTAATTTTTTTTGATAACAAAGTTAAATCCTATTAGTTAGGAGTTATTTGCGAGCCTTGAGTTGCACCTGTTACAACTGTTGAAACTGTAAAGTCTGGTGCTGCCATTTCTTGTGCAACAAAAGTTAATGAGTAACCATTTAAGTCGCCCATTGCTGCTCCATTAGAAAAAGTTCCAGTCGTTAGTTCACAACCATTAACTTTACCCATTAAATAATAAGAGCTACCTGCTTCGCCACTATAAGCCTCAACCCAAATATGTGGACGAGCAATAGCAAGAAGTCTTATTTCTTCTTGAGTGTGTCTGTCTTGGAATGTAAAGTTTAAAGTTAATGTACTTTCATAAAATGTAGTACCATTTTCTCTAGAACTTGTTACAGTAGTTTCCATCGTAGAGTTACCTTTGAGATCAAACTGATATAAAGTAGGGCTACCTGCAATAGATGCTATTTCAAAATCTGTAATAGTGATTGCGCCTAAAGTACCGAAATCTGCAAAGTAAACTGACTTCAAGCCACCTACTCCTGATTTACAGGGTACTTTTCTACCTTTAGTTAATAAACAAGCCATATCGATTATATTTTTTATTTTAACTTATTGAAAATCAACAAGTTAGGTTAATATTATAAAAAGGGTAGCGTTAACTACCCCTCTTAGATTAGTTATTAAGAATAGTAAACAATATCTGCTCCTACCCCAATTTGACATCCTGCCGTATAACGCATAATAACTCTCACATTATTACTGCCATCTTTGTCAGCCATATCAATAAATCGTACCTCATTTAAATCTGAAGTTAAACCAGTTCCGAAGAAAAGGTTGCTCTTATAAGTAAGAAGCATTTTGTTATTACCCATTCCGTTACAAACAAACACTGGAATACCTTCAAAAGTTAATTGCGCTCCGTTAGAATACCAAGAAGTACCTTGATTGTTGATACCCGCAGCACCTAAACCAGAAGTCCCGAAACCTCCTAAAGCTCTAATATAAGCTCTAGCTACATTTGTTGATACATAAAGAGTTAAGTCTGATTTCTGTAATGTTGCTTTATTAGCAGCATCTACTACAGCTCCCATTTGTGCAATTACATTTGCAGAATCAACAGCAACTGCTGTAACATCTACTACGTCTGAGTCTGCCAAAGCAAGAGCTTGAAAACCATCAAAGTCATCAGCACCTGCAGCACCTGCCCAGATTGAAGTTTCTAAAGCGTCTGCTACTTGAGCAGCAACTCTTGAGATTACATACTCCTCGAAAGAAGCTGGAATATCAGCATAAGCTGAGAAGCCCATCTCTATAGCTTGCCATTCGTCTCTCAATTCTTTTTTACAAAGTTGAGCATTAGCTTGTAATTCTTTTGTTGTTAATACTTTTTCTGTTAGAGTAAGTGAAGTCGTTGTTGCATCAAAGTCACACGAAGCACCTTTTACTACATTTGCCCAAGCACCTACCTGTAATACAGATTTGTACTTTACATTAGGCATAATTGTTACCGCACCAGCATCTAAAGTTGATGCACTAAGCAACGCTGCCCCTAAGATTTTACCACTAAATTCACCTGCGTAACTTCCAGCGGTATAAGTTGGATTTGCCATTTTTAATTAATTTTAATTATTATACATTTTACTTAATACACGATCTAAAGAAGTTTGTTTTCTGTTTTGTGCATACTTTAGATTGATCTTTTTGTCTTCCATTTCTGGATTATGAGAAATAGGCTCTGCTGCTGGAGTTTCTGACAACTCTTGCTTTACCTGTTGCTCTACTTTTTTAAAATCTTCTTTTTCTCCCATTTTAGATTTTAAATCTGCAATAGCATCTTCAAGATTTTTAATTCTTTTTTCCATACCTGCCCAGTCATCAACTGCTGCTTCTTTTCCGTCATCTACTGACTCTTCTTCTGCTAGTTCATCTTCTTTTTGTGGTACGTCATCAGAAACAACTCTGTAATCTGCAATGATTCCTTCTTCTTCAACTACAAGAAGTTTACCATCTTCCATCACATATTCACCAACAGGCATTGCTACTTTTTCATCATCTGTAATGATAAAGATTTCATCTCCTGCTTTAAATGATTCTGATTCTACAATTGTTCCGTTTTCAAGTTTAGCTTGTGCTAACTCTACTTGTACTTCCTCTAGAGTTTCTTCTCCTAAGAAAGTTTTGATATTTTTTAAGATTTCTGTTGCTTTCATATTACTATAACGGTTATTAATTATTATTTGTATTTTTGATTATGTTGTTTTTGTTATGTTGCCGATTCCTTGATTAATCATATCCCCTTTGCAGCACTCTACTGAGTACTCATCTCTATCTGCGCATAGACATCCTCTGCGTGATCCTTTGGGACTTGTTCTGCTTGGTGTTCTAAATTTATTCATCTACCTTGTCCTTTATATATTTTTTTATATCCTGTTTGTCCTTTACTCGCATTCTTGCTATGTGGATGCGATTTTCTTTTTGGTTTAATATATGCTTTGATTACATTCCTAGCCATCTAATTCTTTAATCTTGCTTTCGCTCCATCTTAAAGCAGCTTTACCACCCCAAAGCAAATAAGAGATAGTACCGCAAGCTTCTTTGTCTGATTCATTATAATATTCATCAGCTCTGCTTAAATAAGAGTACATTCTTTTTATTGTTTCTTTTGAAACTGGTTTACCTTGTGATAGTTGTTTAGCTCGTATCTTGCCAACTTGAGTAGCACACTTGTTGTTTACTTTCTCGTTTAATTCTATACCTCTCTTAGCGTTGTTCTTTACTGCTTGAGGGTAATCACTATATGCTTCGTATTCCCTTCTCTTACCACCTTTAATTCGTTTGTCTTGTTTTACTATTGATCTTATAGTTGATAGCATTTGTTCTGCTTCTTCTTCGTCAAAGTCGTTTATTGGCTCTTGGGGGCGTTCAGCTTTGTCAGCAAAGTAACCCTCTATTGAGAATCCTTTAACTTTTCCTGTTTTTACATATTCATCCCAAACCTCGTCAGAGTTTACCTTAACAGCACCCATCCAAGTACCTACTGGAACATTTAAACCATACTTTCTAGATTTGTCGTGTACTTCGTCCTCTACTAGCCAAGACTCAACTAGAGTTAATCCTTTTAGTTTGTGAAGGTGTTCTAGTGTTGTGTTGTTTTGATTTCCATTCATTAAATACAACTGAGATGCTTTTTCAATTGTCTTTTTAGAGAAATAGATGTAATAATCTTCTTCTTTGTTTTGTCTGTAGATTGGTTTGTTTGGAACTAACAATGCACCCATTAAGATACGCTTGTCGCTTGATACTTCAGCTAGCTTTACCTCTTGTGATTTTAAAGCAATAAAATCTTCTTCAATTGCTGGTGATTCCACTAATGAAATAGCTTCAATCCCTGAAAATATACCATCTCCTAAAATAAGCTCTATAATCTTCATATTATTATAACGAATTAATTTATTATTTTGTTTATCCTATACTTGCACTAGTGATTATGTTTCTGTCTAACTCTTGTGCAGTTGTTACATCTCCACTTACAACAAATGCTTGAACTGGTGGTTGATCACCTAATAATGATGCTATTTGATTCACACCACTTGCACCAACTGTGCTAAATTGTGGAGGTAATGACGGAGCTGAAACAGAGCTAACACTACTTGCTGTGCTTGCAGCAGTTGTATCTACTGATACTCCACCTCCTGCACCTAATCCTGAAGCTACGTTTTTACTCTTGCCCACTGCTGAAGATATAGCACTAATAATTCCTGCTGCCTGTAAAGCATATGCAATTAACATTGGTATGTTTTGAGGAAAACCAATTTTCGCTGTTTGAGCTGTACCCTCTGCAACTGCTGCACTTGATCTTGCAGCAACTAAACTACTAAAGGTAATAGTCTTGCGAGCTTCTTCTATCATCTCTTGAGCTGATAATATTTGTTTAGCAATAAGAGCTGCCTTACCTGCTTTGGTTTCTGCACCAAATAAAGCTATAGCTCCATCAACTGCTTTTCTTTTTGCATCTAATACTCTTTGCTCAATATCTTGTTTCATTTTAGCAATTCTTTCAGCTCTAGCAACATCATCTTTATCAGCCTGTTCTTCATCTGCTCTGGCTTGATTTTGTCTAGCTGTTAATTCTTCAAAGGTTTCTTTGCTAACATATCCTACTCCAGGTATAAAGAATTGATTATCTATTAAATCTTTTTCAAATGCTTTTTGTGCTAAAGTTTTCGCTTGTACGTCCTCATTAACTGCTTTTGTTGATTTTTCAATAGACTTTGTTGTTTTATCAACTACTTCTGTTTGTTCTTTAATAGAATCGTTTAAGTTTCTTGTTACGTTTTCGGCTGCTAATGCTTCTTCGGTTAATTGCATATATTTTTCATTCAACATTCCTATAAACTCATCCTCTTCAGCAATTCGCTTATTGTATTTAACTCTTTTGGCTACTGCCTTCTCTAAAGCCTTACCAGGAGATTCTATAGCTAGCGTCTCCAACCTTTCTACTTCTTGTAAATCTCCCATTCTTTCTTTAATTTGTTTAGCTTCTTCCTCAGCTATTAAAGCAGCGAATGCGTCTGCCTTAGCTCTTTTTTGACTCGCTTCGATGTAAGGCTGAGTCATCTCTACTACTTTTTGTAACGCACCCTCTTGATCTAATGTTACACCATTTAAACCTTTAACTGTTTCTGTTAGTTTTGTTAATGCTTCAGTTCTAGCTTTTTCATCTGCTGTTACATCTAATACAACATCTCTTAAAGTTTCTAAACCTCTTGATGCGTTTGCAGCAGCTACTTCTGCTTCGCCTACAGTTTCAGTAAACTTTTCTAGTCTTGGATTTGTAATCCCTAAAGCATCAGTTACTTTGTCAAAATTATTAACCAGATAACCTACAGCAATTACAGCAACACCAATACCTGTTGCAAGCAAAGCACCTTTCAACCCTTTAAGGCTTTTACCTGTAAGTCCTACTGCTTCCCCTGCGTCTTTAAAGGTTTGCGCCATACCTCCAGTAAGCTGATTAAGAATACCCATAGCACCACCATTCTCTGAAACTCTAGTTGTTAATTTTTCAGTTTGTTTTGTGGTTCCTTTCTCTTGCTTTTCTAATTTATTTAAACTTTGCGATACGTCATTTATATCTGCAACAGCTTCTTCAGCACCTACTGTTTTTAATTCTACCTCAACTACTTTCTTTGCCATTTTATTTCGTTTTTAAATTGTTTCATACCCTCCTTAAATGTTTCAGGTATTTTATATTTACCTTTTGCTATTTTAATGTTTTCTGTTTCGCCTTTCGCATAAGGCAACATATCTATTATATTCTTTATCATTATGTTAATACGCTATTTGTATAAGTAGCTTTTTTGACGATTAATTCTAGTTGTGATTTGCCTGTTGCTAAATTCATATTAATACTATTTATGTAATATTCCTCTGCATTAATTACAATGATGTCATTAACAGAATAGTTTAACATAAAACTTATTGGTAAATTAGCAGAAACTTTTATGATTCTTCCATTTTGCTCAAATGTTTGCACAATGTATTGTTGATAAAACCTACTAAACAAACTATTTGTATTTACTTCTCCGTTAAATTCATCATACTCTGCACCAAAGTTTAGCGTGTGGTTTTGATCTGTTGATACATTTGATGGAGCATTGTAAGCTGTGATATTTGTGTTTGTTACTGGATAGCTACTAGAATCAATGACTCTATTAAAAAATATATATGGACTACCTAGAGTAGACTTTCCTTCAGCATCTACCCACCAACCAATTACATTATTTGTGACAACACCAGCATTATTAATTAAGTTTATTAATACACTTCTTTCAAATGGTAATTCTTGATTAAATGCTTGTCCATCATATTTTTCAGGTGCTGAATAATTTAAATCTCCAAATACCAAACTAAATTGATTTATAAATCTTAAACTCGTTTGAGTGACTGGTGCAGAATATTTAAAGTTTACTTGATTAAATGGGACTGGACGATCAATCGTAGATGTGTTTATATCTATATATTTTGTAATGTCTCTTGAAACTCCTTTAGTCATATAATCATCAAAGGTTTCTACATATATAGTGTTATCTGCAAGTTTTGTATAAGCTACTAAATTAAACATCTTAAATAAGCCAGACAGAAAATCTATTACTTTAATTTTAGGTAAATAATCTTGTATAAATATATTTGATCCTAAAGTAAAAGCAGCACTACTATAATATGAAATGTTTGCTCCATTTTTTGCAATATTTAAAGCATCAGTAGCACTCGCAGCAAACGTAACATTCGTATTGCAATTTATTCTAAACTCTAAGTCATAAGTCCTAGTGCTTAAAGTTCCACTTGTTAAACTTGTTATTGTAATTGTTTGCGCTACACCTGACACAAAAGCAACGTTTTCTTTATAGTATAATAACTCATTTGTTAATTTATCTTTAACAATTATTTCGCCTGTGCTATTTGTAATGCTAGGATTTATAACTAGCCTAACTGTATAAGTATCTCCACTATTTACAACAAGTTTATCGGCTGTTAAATAATCTCCTCCACCACTAACATAAGTATAATCTGCAAAAGTTCTTTTAATGTTTTTTGTAGTTGTGTCTACTCCAAATGTAGGCGGATCAGTTTCAGGTGCTGATATTGGAGAGTTTTCTCGATGTAACCAAAGATATAGCTCATCAAACATATCACTGCCAAAAAAAGTCTTTATACTTCCGTCATCTGTCATATTAAAAGATATGTCATATTGTGTTTGTATAGCTTCAATAATTCTTTTAAGTTTTATTGCAGGTTTTAAATCTTTTTGTAAAACACTAAAGTTAACGTTATCTAATCTGTTTGTGCTAGGTGTATCATAAGTATAATAATTCTCTAACAATATTAAAGGGACTACTATGTTACGATTTGCTGTACTTGTAGCATTAGAGCCTGTCGTTTGTAGTCCTGTTTTAAAAGCGTTTAAGAAATCACCACCAGAATAATCAATATCATAAGTGCTTAACCCATTTAAAGAGCTTAAATCTTCAGAACCAAATAAATCATTTAGACTGCTAGGCTCTCCAAAGAATACAACTTTATAAGCAAAAGGTTGATTATTTTTCATTGATACTCCATCAAGTCTAATCTTTCCTGATCTAAATGGAACTTGGTTTATTTCTAATCTTGCAGTTACTTGAAACCTAGCATCAAATCCATCTTGTATATTAAAGTTATAATAGTGTTTAAATAGTTTGTTGTTTACTGAAGATGCTGGTAGATTAAAACTTTTAGAAAAAGGTGTAAAGACTTTGCTGATGTCAGATATGTTCTGAATTGAATCAGTAATACTTATTGTCTCATCTTGGAATAAGTCGACTTTTGTATCAGAAATATATAGTTGTACTTCACGCTTCATTATACTATGTTATTAATAATGTCGTTTGATTGTTCTACCTGTAGCGTGTATTGAATTAGTCTGTCGTTTAATGATGTCTTAAATGTTAAAGAACTTGATGTCACAACAACAGGATTATAAGTTACACCTCCGTAAGTAATCCACACATACTCACTTAATAAAATATCTTCCATTACTTCATTATAAGCCTCAATCATATAGTTTGTGTTAAGTGTATATTTAATATTTCCGTTTTTATTAAATATTTGATTCTGATGGCTTGTAGTATCGTAATTACTTGAGGAATAAGTAAAGATGTTTCTTTTAAAATTATCTGATTTAGCAGTCATACTTTCAACCGACTTTAAAAAGAAGTAATGTTCTTGTTGTACTCCATTTCTATTTATAAATGTCATTAATACAGGAGTGTATTTAGCATTACATATTCTTTCTATTGTCCAAGTATAGTTTCCTGATGCTGCTGCTACGCTTGTCGCTGAGGTGCTTATCGTTGCTTTAGTTGCAGTTCCTGAATTCATATCATAAGCAAAAGAAGCTGTACTGTCTGGTAAATATATTATTTGACTACCGCCTGTATTTGTTAATTCGTAGTCATCAGGATCAATGTCTTGATTTACTCCTGCTGTGAATAATGAATATCCATAAAATCCTGTATGTGTTACTGCACCTTGAGCTGTGGCAGTTCCTCCACCATCAACAGCCGTATAAGTTGTAATGACATAAGAGATAGCTACCGTATCAAATGTTGATGCACTGTCAACCCAATAATCCTTACACAAGGTTGCTATTTCAAATACTGTTCTATTTGATGTGGCGTTTTTAAGAATTGTATATCTTAAAGTTCCATCTATAGTCAAAGCTATTTGAGCAGACAAATGTGAGCCAGTTGTTACAGTTACAAAGTATGGACTTCTTAAAAATATATTTGCCATTATTTATTATTGTTAGGTATAATTATTGAATTGTCTAAATCATCTGCAAAAGCATTTTGTAAATCATCAGGTAATCTTTTAAATGCTGCGTTAAAAGGTTTAGTAAAAAACATACTAGGCTTTATTCCGTATTTAAATATGTTTTTAGCTACTGCATATTGTAATGATTTTCTACTTAAAAATTTGCCTGTCTTTTTATCTCTAGTTCCTTCTAAACCTTTTCTTACTACCCATTGACTAAAAGCAGATGGAGGAGGCATTTTTGTAGTATAGCTATAAGGTGTGTTGTATTTCTTTTTAGTACCACTTACTCCTTTATCTTGAAATTTACCGTAATCATCCATTATAAAATTTATACCAATAGCATTACTACCTTTGAACATCTTATAGTCTAAGCTATTATATAAACTTTTGCTTACATTCATTTTCCTTTTAGTTAAATTAGTTCTCGCTTGTTGGATCACATATTTACCAAATTTATTTAAAGTCTCTTTTGTTTCTTTTAGTTGCATAAGTTTATATCGTTTGCTACAAATACATCAAAGGTGCAAGTTACTCCTGCCATTTCATTCTCAAATCTTTCATAAAAGAACTCACAAGAAGCATCTCCTACTAATTGGTATAAATCTAAATGTATTGTCCCTTGCCTTAATGCTCCAATTAATTTATTAACCACAGCTAATTGAGTATTGATAACATCTTGCTCATTATTGTTTCCTCTGAATATATCTGTTGTTTCTTCTTTGCTGAGGTTTACTAAGTCCATTGCTAAAACACTTATGTTAAATTGAAGTACTTGTTCTTGTATTGTAACATTGTTTACTATAATATGGCTTAAAGGAAATATAGTTTGTTTAGATAAATCTATTTCTGTGATGTCGCCTGTTGTTACAGTATTGACATTTACATCAGCTAACAACTGTGTTTTAATTGTTTCTGTTATTTGATAAAATCCTCTTACTCCTTGATTGCTCATCTTTTTATTTTACTTTTAATTTGTTTAGCTTCTAGCTCTGCTTTCTCTTTCATAAAACTTAATGCATAAAGACAAGTATGCACATTCAATTTAGTGATATCTTCAAGTCTTGTAATGTCTGAATTAGCGAGGCTGAAAATTGATTGAAACCAACCCCATTTTTTTCCAAAGTTTCTTGTTGGGCTAAACTCATCGCCTCCCCCTCCAAATAACTCAGCATAGTTTTCGACAAGTCCATCCCTAAATGATAAAAAAAAAGTATGGAACTTAACACAGCATCCATCGGCATATCTTTCATTATATTATCTTCATCACCTTTATAATCTTCTATTAAATATTTTTCTTTATGTCTTTGCTTAATGGGACGATAAAGAACATTCATTGCTTTGTGTAGGTTTTCAAAATCCCCTATGTATGTGTCAAGATCAACATATTCTCCAAAGCTCATATCTTCTAGCATAGGAATAAAACCATATTCTATGTTATTTATTTTAAACTTCCTTACTAAAGGTGGCTTCTCATTAAACATTTCAGAAAGAACACCTGTGATGTCTTTTATGCTTTTAGCTTTCATCGCTAATATTGTATCGCCTCTTAGTCCACAGAATATCTCTATCATTTTAATAGCTAAGAAGTTTTCATCTTCGTTGTCATCTTGGATTTTTAAATACTTTTGATATTGCCCTAAAGTTATTTCACTTAAGGTGCTAGGAATATTTACTTTTACTTTCATACATATATAACGTAAAAAATAAAAGTTTTAGAAACTATCTTATTGCGTATTGTCCTCTATTAGGATTCTTTAGTTGCATCATTAAAGCGTATCGAGCTGCATCAATACAGTCAGGATGTAAACCTGTAGGTTTTTGTAGATTGTTACCCTCTTTGTCTCTGTCCCATACATATCCTTGAAGTTCTTTAATAAGGTTTTTAGACTTTGAGGTTACATAGATTTCATTCTGGTTAATTAGGTTAATCCCATAAACTATTGAATCTTTACCCTTTGTAACTGGATATATTTTATGTCCATAGTTTCTTAGCTCTTGTATAGACTTAGGCTCTGCGCTATCTGCATATATGTTTTCTCGTATCTCGTTCTGTTTTATGAAGTAGCTTAAATCTCTATTTAACATTCCTTTACGATAAAGTACCTCATCAAATATATAAGCATCATTCCATTTGTATAATCTTATAATTGTTGAGGGATCAACACTATAACCAAAGTCAAGCCCTGCGCATAATAATCTTGCTTCTTGTGGTATATTGTCAATAGGTTTCCAATCAGGAATGCAGACGCCTTCTAAACTTCCTATCTGTCCTAATCCATATACTTTCCACCAGTTAGCCCAATAAGTAGAAGTCTTTCCTTTCTCTCTTGCTTTTTCTATTTCTTTAATTATTGACTCTGGTAAGCTATCGTTGTCTTTGTATGTTAAGGTTATAAAGTTCGCATCTTGCTGTCCTATAAGTTCTTTGTCTACCCAGAATAAATTAGCAGGGTTATAGTCAAGCCATATATTGCCTGATGTTCTAACTGCTAATTGTTGGTAAGAATCAAAGCTAACATTATTACACTCGTTTATAAATAAGTCTGTTCTTCTTGCTCCTCTTAGTTTGTCAGGCTGATCTGTACTAAAGAACTCTATATAGCTACCATTACTAAATTCGTATTTTAAGGTACTCTTATTAAACTTTCTATCATCATACCTAGCCAATCCCTTTAAGATGTTTAAGAAGTCTTTTAAAGCACCTCTACGTAAGTGTGGTATAGATTCAGCTACTATGCTTATTTCTTTTCCTTTGTTTCGGATTGCATAGTCTATGAGGATTGCTATGATTGCTATTGTCTTTCCTGCTGATGATCCTCCTCTAATTATGCGAACTCTTTTATTAAGTTCTCTTAGTTTGTTAAGTGCTGAGGTTTTTGATACTTGCATTAATCAATAAATAAAGGAACATCCTCATTAACGTGAATGTCTTTAGTTTCTCTTGGTTTACCTGCTACATAGTTGTAGTACAGTTGCACATATTTAAAGTCGCCTTTCTCTAAACCTTTTCTTAAAGCATCAAATGCTAAAGGCTCTAAAGGTGTAAGTTTCTCAATTAGTTTTACTTCTTCTGTCTTAGGTTTTCTTCCTGCAAAGCCTTTAGTTGAATGTCCTCCGTTATTCTTTCTACCGTCCATAAAAGATTAATTTAAATTAATTAATTAATTATATAACGTTAGTTTTCAGGATTTTGTTTAGGCAGTCTTTTTTTAATCTCTATTATTTCTTTAGATATTTTATCTACCATAATATAAAGATTAGCTGTTATTCTTTCTATCTGTGCTATCTTTTGTTTTTGTGTCCATTTCTTATCTTTCAAAATAATCTTGTTTGTTGTTTATGTTGTTCTATTCGTTTCTTTGCTGCTTCAAACTGATTGTCTGACATTTCTTTCATAGCCTCCATACAGTCTTGGTTGTATATCATTCTGTTCCTGATATTATTTGATCGTGTGGTATTCTGTAAGTTCCAAACTGTTCATCATAACCCTCCTCAAACTTATCTCCCTCGATTTCTTTTTGTAAGTGTGCTAAGGCTCTCCAAGCTATTTTTGCTGAGTGTCTTACTCCGTCTATATCGTGCATACCATTTTCCATTAGGTGTCGCATAAGCGCATCTAAGTCATCAGAGCTTTTTTCTCTGTCCCAATGTATGTCTTCGTCTGGGTGATGTTGTTTAGATCCTATGTAGCTTACTCTTGCTACTTCGCATAAAGCGTCAGGAAAGTATTTTATTAGCCCTCTATACAAGGGTATCTCTTTTCTCTTTTGTTTGTTCTTTTCCATCTATTTCTTTTAAGGGTAATGTATCTACTATCATCAAAAGTTTCTTTAAGTCCTTTTCTTTTGTGTAGTCTATTATGTGGTTTATTAATGCTTTTCTTAATTTTGATTTGTTTCTTAGTCTAAGTAAGATAATATCAAAATACTTATCTAATAAAGGATTATATCTTCTAT